AAGGAAGAAACCGAACGAAAAGAGAAGGAAGAAACCGAACGAAAAGAGAAGGAAGAAACCGAACGAAAAGAGAAGGAAGAAACCGAACGAAAAGAGAAGGAAGAAACCGAACGAAAAGAGAAAGAAGAAACCGAACGAAAAGAGAAAGAACAACAACAAAAAAAAAAAGAGGAAACTCAACGCAAAGAAAAAGGCAAAGGTGATGCAATTCCGGAAATGGTATTTATAGTTCCATACAGGGATAGACGACAACAACGCAATTTCTTTGTTAACCAGATGAAAGTTGTATTGGAAGACATACCAAGTGATAAGTATGAAATTTTTTACATTCACCAAACAGACAATAGAAGTTTTAATAGAGGTGCAATGAAAAATATAGGATTTTTAATGTTGAAAGACCGTTATCCAGATAACTACAAAGATATATGTATTATTTTCAACGATGTTGATACAATGCCTTACAAAAAAAACTTTTTAAATTACAAAACGCAACACGGAGTTGTTAAGCATTTTTACGGTTTCAAATACGCTTTAGGTGGTATTGTTTCTATTACTGGAGGAGATTTTGAAAAAACAAAGGGTTATCCTAACTTTTGGGCTTGGGGATATGAGGATAATGCGTTACAAAAACGTGTTATCAACAATGGTCTTCAAATAGACAGAAGCAACTTTTATCCTATCGGTGATAAAAATATGATTCAAATAAAAGACGATATTATAAAATCTGTGAACCGCAAAGAATTTGATACATTTGTTAATGATATTCAAATGTCTACTTGTCTGACAATACGTAATCTGGAATATTCAATCGATATTGAGACAAATTTTGTAAATGTAATTAATTTTGAAACGGAAAATCCATATGACGAGACACATAACAAGGACTACAATATAACAAGTGGAAAGAAACCATTCGCATCTAAACGAAGAGGAAAAAGAATGGGAATTTGATTGAAAAATTACTAATAATAATAATGTTTCAATTACTCAGAGCACAATAATTTTATAGCTAAGCCTACTTCTGACTTTGTCTCCCATATGCCAGAAATTTTTATAATTAATTTTAATTTGTCAGGCGTTCTATTTAGTGAGCCTTTGGTTTCTTTATAAAGTTTCATACTACCAGAGTAAAGTTGCTTAGATAATATATTTGCTAAATTTTTGTTTGATATGTTATTTTTCCTATAATAATCTAGTATATGATATTCTAATTTAGTTAATTCTTGGTTCAAATATGCGTTTGACTTATGATATGGATTAAAATGTACGAAAGCATTGTTATTTGATTCATTAAGTGTAAAATTTGACAAGGGAAGATTAACATAGATACCATTCATGGAAAATACATTGTCTGAGTGAATCAGTTTTGTGAATGAACCATCAACTATAATATTTTTCTTTTTTTCGGAAAAAAATAAATTCAAAATGGATATTTGATTAACGTTAGTGATTATATTCATACTCTAATATGTCTATGAATATAACTTTAATTGATTTTCAATAGTAATTAGTTAGATTTCTTCCTCTTCGGGCATTTCCTCTTCGGGCATTTCCTCTTCAGGCATTTCCTCTTCAGGCATTTCTTCCATTGTAATGCGGTTGCGAATTTCATTTATTTCGTCCTGTCTCTCGCTAATCTCAATTTCCAGACGCATAATTTTTTCTTGGTCTGTCTCTTCAGACTCTTCTTTTTCATCCATATTTTCAGCGCCTTCCATTATGTTACGAGTAAAATGATTCACAATGGTAAATCCGAAGAATGCGAACAAGATAACAAGTACAACAGTAGTAAATTTTACAGTATTTTTCATAATATAATATATATTATATATATAATATTCTATGACAGAAGTGTTTAATACCATTGACAATACAGGGATTATTTCATGGAAAGGACAAACTATTAAACAAATTAGTAGTTTCATTAAAAAAAATGAGCCTTCTAGTAATATTTTGTCTGTTAAAAGAAATTTATTTTTGCCACAACCTATTAAATCCTATCGACGCGAATTAGCAACTTCATCAAATATAAATAGTTGCAATGCGAGGACTTCTTCATCTATCGATGTACTAAATATGCCAGGAGGCACTGTAAGCAATTCAAGTAGTTCAACTAGTTCTCAAAGAGGTTTAGTAAATACATATAATCAGGTTCAAGTAAATAGTAAATATGAAGTGCCTGGTTCATGTGCTGAAAGTACTTGTGTAATTGGAACTCCACAATCAAATGCTCGGGCTCGTCTAAGAAGCAGTGGGATGATTAAAAAGAATTATGACCCGTCTAATAACAAATCCAAGTATTATGCCAATTCAAAACAATATCTAAATAGTCGTAGCAAGACGTTTGAACAGAACCAATACATGTTTATGCGTGAAGGTGATTCTACCGCTCAACCTGGCTCTACACAAGCCGCTGGAAACTTGTATTCTCCTGCCGGGGAACACCATTGTTCTAGACACAAATTTGACACAGATGTTTCTTTTGGATATAAGTGGTTTGATGAGGTTGATATTAGCAATAATCCTATAGAATACACTGTAAACATACCTGCTGGATATTATAATATCCAAGAAATCAATAGTATTTTGAAGAATACAATGACCGCAAATTATCACTATTATGAGAACACTGATAACAAATCGAAATTCTTTTTGTTAGAGATTAAGCTGAATAATGTTACAAAAAAAGTAGAATTAGAATACGTTGTTTTGCGAGCTCAATATATATTAGACTCAAACTTGCAGCCACCTATTAGACAGACTATTCAAGGTGATCTTCCGGTGGATTGGACTACTCCATCAATATTGGATTCAGCCCGATTTGTCATACATAATAATGATTTCAAAACCGCAATTGGATTTCCGAACAGTGCGGTTTATCCATCTGTCGACCCAACAAACGATCCCAATATTATTGTAGAGACACGCAATGTTGTTTCCAGTGCTACACCCTTATTCAAACCCTTATTTACTAGTACTTTTTACAAACCAAGTAACCCGCAATTTGCGAATCAAGGTGCTGTATCGTCTAGTTCTCTTATTTCTAGAATGAAATATAACACAATCACTGATTCAGCGAGCACATACAAAAATTCTTATGGCCTTCATGTTGCGAATGCGTTGGCATATGGTGTACCTGCCAATGGTTATACCGTGAAAGACAAGAATGGATACCATCCTTCACAAACACCAGGTGTGGATTCTATGGGAAATCCGATTAAATGTACTCCAACTCACATACGAGGAGGTTAAAAAATTGATAATAATATATAAACATTTATATTATTATAAAAATGACTCAATATCTATATGAATTGTCATCTTACAATGAACTAGATGAATTTATAGATGAATTTGACCGAAAATATAAATACAAAGAAATATTGGAACAACAAAAACAATTCTTTACTAATGTTCCCAGACACAGTAATTACAACCACACCATTGTTACTTATACAGAATCTTTGATAAGTATATTAAAGACAAATCTCTCGAAAATATCGTATTCTATTAGAATATCTCTGATAAAGCATAATCAGCATTACAGAGATTTAATGAAGGTAAATAGGGAAATTCGATGTGGATTCAATATGTATAAATTCCGGTCGAAAACAAAAATCAATCAATTCAGATTAACTAAATTCAATTGTGATATAAAGTGTCACATATTTAATTTCTTGTCACATGAAGACCATGTGTCATTTAATATTGCTCGTGTATATTCTATCGACAAAACAAAGAGAATCCTATCAAAAATTCCGATAAAAACTATATGTGATTCGAAATATTTTACTTATTTCCATAATAATTATGCGACTGGGTGTGAACGTATATTAAAATTGGGGTCTCCTCGCAAATCATGGAATAAAAATGCTATAATCAAACAACTTGTAGACAATGACAAAAAAATGTTTTATAACTTCAATAAATTGCCAGTAGAATACATTGTTGACCTTTCAGATAGCGAACAAATCAACGACGGAATAAACATAGAAATGTTTTACAGCAATAAGGTAGTAATAAATACAAATTATGCCAAGAAGAGTTTCAAATTTTATAAAGCCATTGAAATGTGGGAAACACGCAAACTGAATAGAAATATTATGAAAAGAAAAAAACCAAAGAAAATAAATCATTCTAACAAAGCATTATGAGCTACGTTATTGCGTCCACACCAATAAATACACTTTTGAATATTGTTTTTTATAATATTGTCTATTTTATCTTGCTTATGTTTGTTGTCTATCAATGACAACGTATAATGGATATTTTCTACCTGTTGTTGTCCCAATATAGAATTTATTTCTTCCATTTTAGATAAAAAGAATGACGGTATTGGCATATTAAAAAACCTATGTATATAGCATTTGTCATTCGTATTTTTACTATTTGCCATCTTTTCAAAAGCGCGATGTATATAGGGATAAAATTTATCGCTATTGTCAAATAAAAACCCTTTACATATAATGTATTTTTCAGAATTCGCATACCTGCTTGTATATGGTTTTGATACATACACTTTTTCATAGAATGATGACAATATGTACAGAAGGTCAACCGTATGTTGGGTGAAACTATCAAATATCTTCAATATGAACTTGCCGTTTTTTTTCTGAAGACATAGAGCATATGCGATTTGTGCGAACAATAATGCGGCAATGTTAATTTCTTGATTATTAAAATCTTCTGAAAAGTCGAATCCACCATCACCAGTAATCAAATCCATTGATGAACCATATTTGTCTTTACAATAAACAAAATTCTCTATGGAAAGAATATTGCCTGTTTTGTCTTGACCGTACTCAATCAACACATTTTTATTTTGACTTAGAAAGTTCTTTGTTTTTTTCCACCCAGGAACATTTTGAGTGTTGTTGTCATCTATTATTGTTATTCCTGTGTATGTATCATACGGACATTTACGCACTTTGCATAGCGCTTCAATAAAACCACCAGGACCCTCTGCCAAATGGAACGATCTTATTGGTTTAGAATCCATTTCTAAATGAAAGGTGTTTAATATTTCTATCATTTTAAAATACGACCGTGATAGTGGGTTATGATTAGCAATACACTTCTTCTTGTATGGTAGATGTGTATGTATATATTCATATGGATTCGTATATTTTTTGAATATATCCCAGTCTTTTTCAAGCGTTTCTATTTTCTTTTTTATTTCATATAAAAACTCCGACAAGGATTGTGATATATATGTACTTGGCAATGTATTTTTCTCTATGCAGTCAATATATTTGAATGAATATATATTTGTACGGGGAAGAAGATAATATGACATGAAAAATATTATTTACTAAAATCTAATTAATATCTTTCCATAGGTTTAAATCATTTAGTTAGTTGATTATAACTTTCTTTTTTGTTTTTCGAATGGTCTTTTTCTTTTCTGGTTGTGGCTCATCTACTACAGTAGTAATAGACTCTTCTGTTTTATCTTGAAATATCTCTGTTTCGACTTCTTCAATTCGTTCAGATAATTCCTGTTCTTTTTGTGTAATCAGTTCATTAAATTTATTCATATCAACATTCCTCATTTTCTTGAATACGAAATAACGATTCATGAAGGATATTTTTTTCTCTTCCGCTGACATATACAAAGCGTCTTTATAATCTGCCTTTTTCGAAGGAAATTGTTTAATTTCTTCTTCCATTTGTGCGAACAGCTCCGCGAATAACCCTGACCCATCTGGCAATCCCAGGTTCTTCGCTTCTTCAGTTTCTAGCAGCACAAATCCATAATTATCCATCATTCTTACAAAATAATTGAAATTCACCAGATATTCTTTGAAAGTCTTGTTAATACTCTCTTGAAATACACCAATAGGATAACCTAGACTAGACTCTTCATCTGGGAACCCAGTTTCATCATACATTTTTGTAATTTCATATATTTTTCTATCCCCTTTCATTATTGACATGCTTTCATCTTTCTTTTTGTCTGACAATTTATTGAAAACTGTTTTGCCATCATAGCATGTTCCGATGAAATAGCCATTTATCTTCGTACATTCCGATATATTACGCAAGAATTGATTGAATGTTTCTTTGTTCTCAAAGAAATAATGTGTTGCGAATTGACATGAACTAATGTTAAATCCACTCTCTCCTACACCATATTGTTTATATACTCCCTTTCCTAAGACATCTACGTCCTTCGGTCCGTTCCCGAATACAGCGCTATTAATGAGCTTGTTTTTATCGTCACTAAAGGCATTCCCTTTTCGAATATTCAAACTACTATTGCCCGTTACAAATAGAGCCTTGGGAATCCTACCTTGCTTCTTTGAAGCTTTCAAATAGCGAGCACAGGCGCCATCCAATTGATTATTAATATTGTCTTTAGATACATCGATTCCATATACAAACTTCAACTTAGCCTTGGTCCACTTAGATAAATCTCCTGCCTTTCCTACGGCATAATCGATTAATGTATGACCTCTTTCAGATACACTAAGAATCAAGTTTTTCTTCACATATAAATTATGGAAGTCTCTTAGTCCTTGTGTACTAGTTTCTTTGCCACTCTTATTGTAGTACACTTCGTTGTCCTCTATAAAGTCAGGAATATTCTTTCCACTAGAAATCATTTCTTCAGTAATAGGATTATGAATAGAGTGCCAATTGCTATTCGCAACATGATAGGCATTTCCATAATTCTTTTGTCCCGATTTCAAATCAGCTGTCTTATCATGACGAACTCTCAATGGAACCCACTTCCAACCCTCCTTGTTTGACATTTCATATTTGAATTCTATTATCGTGTTTTCTTCGAAATATTCTCCTTCTTCTGTCATCATTACTAGATTGCTACCCTGTTCTTTTAATACAATATTACAGAATTGTGCTTTATCATCATATGGGTTTGTAGGTTGAAATGGGACTGGTTTGTATCCTTCATCTAAGTCAATATTGTTTCCGGATGGCAAATTATCATCTATAATACTCTGACAGGGATTTACAAAACCATGTTTCTTTTCATCAAACCCACAACGCAATATCAACGTCTTATACTGCATTAAATTGGGCTTGCCGTTCAAATTTGTTCCATCTTGATGAATGTTATGAATATCATCCGTTCCAGAGGAGTCTTTTTTCACTGATACCAAGAAATCAATAGTATTAAACTCTGGTGGTTTCCATTTGAATGAATTAGTCCAGGTCGTCTTGAATAAAGGACCTGCTTCACCACCTTCTTCATTTCCTGCAACAGGCAATAAAGCAGGTGTAAATATTAACCCATCAGTATTGTATTCGTATGTACCATCGTTCATTTTGGATAGCAACTCCGAGCAAGCACTAAATATTGATTCCTTTGCGAAGAAATTTTTTACTTGTATGCGAAATCCAGCATTCTTTTCCATTTGCTTAGGTTTTACCTCATTGTCAGTTGTTTTGTCTAGTATAGAATAAACCGCCATTCTATCAACAAAATCTCTCATTATGTATAATCGAGAATTGTGTTCTTTTTTGTTTTCATTGTCTTGTTTATCTTGCTTATTGTCGGGTTCATCGTCTAAAGATAAATCTTTATAAAAAGGATATTCACGTGTTGATTTTCCACTTACATAATACACATCAAACACCGCAAACAAATTTATGTAATTTTCATTTTTATCATACTTTATATGTTCCCCATCCAACAGCGAATTATAATGACTTTTATCGAGAGTATGGGTTCCTGTGAATATGACATTCATATTCATGTCTATCATATAAATCTTACCTTCGCCGTTAATATACAATAGTCTCCTTTCACCGTCTGCTTTGTCTGTAACAGTATAATTACTCAATATGTTTATCATTTTTTCGTCTTCATCTTTGTTTTCCATAATATTATCCATCTGAAGAGTGTATGAACTTGGACCAATAAAATCCTTATTTAATACTCGTCTCTTGGTATATTCTTCACCATGAATCATTTTCATATAACTTTGAAGTGTATTGTCTACTTCAGAATAGGGTACTGGAAAACGAGTCCCCTGTAAGCCAGATAAAACAATACGTATCGTTTTTCGCAAATCGTTCATTAGATGCTTTACATCTGAAAATTTCGTCCCAATTCCTACCTTAGAATTGTCTATTTCTAGCTCAATCTCATAGCTTTCTATGTTTTCAAACACTTCTGCTTCTTGTATTGTATAGCGAGGGATCGGTACATGATTCGATTTTTTTGAACTTTTTACTATTGTCAAATCAGCATAAACAGGGTATTCTTCATGATAAAACCGCACACGATTCATCGAACGAAATATTTTTTTTGAATCGTTCCACTTAGATATAATGTTTCGTGCTATATTCGATTGTGTATGAAAATCCTGCTCCACCTGATAAGATACGCGAAAATTGAAATCTTCCATGTCTAATTTTGGTATATATTGGTCTGTCTTATCTTTCGCAGACGCTTTGCGAGTGAATTTAATCTTGTTGAATAAAGTAGACGGCATATCAATAACTTTCTTAATATCGTTCGTTTCACAATACTTTTGAATGAGATCCGAACCAACAATTTCAGCACGAATATTAGACATTTTTGTCGAGCCCGTACGAGGGTCAATATATTCTGTCTGAACTCGTAGCATTTGATTTCCGTTCGGGTTTTCTATCTTGAATCCACATGAATACAGCTGTTTTATTACATTGTCATAATCTATTTTGGTTATTGGACGTCTTAATCTATAATTTGTACCAAAACGTATTTCCAATTCATTCGATATATGTCCTGAACTCAATGACGGATTGCTGTCTAAATACTGAGACACAATGTTTTCGAATTCTTTCTTTTTATCTTTGATATTAGAAGTTCGGTCGTTCATTGCACTCATATTCTTGGTTTCATCCATAATATATAATCTTATATAGTAAAATCATATATTATTTTCTAAAATTCAATTTTGTATTACCATTTCATATGTTCCCATATCATATTAAACATGTCTGGCTTTTTTATCTTCTCACTTCCCTTGATTATTCCGAGTTTTTCTATGTATAATTCTAAGTCATCTGTTTTATAATTTGATATACCTTTCAATGGCTTTTCAAAACTCTCCAATGCTACAAATTTTTCGCTTATCGTTTGTAGTTTTTCTTCTGTCAACGCTTCATCTACAACACTATAGTTATTATATCCATCTTTCCTCAACAAATATGTTGGTTTTTCTTCCGGATCATCCGCATGGAAGCGAATAAACGTATTCTTAGATTCATCTAACATTATAACATTAAATTCGTAAAAGCAAATTATTCCATAGACGTTTATCATATGAGTATCTTTATGGTTTGTCATCATGTCAGAAAACATTTCTTGAATACGTGCTTTCGATATGCGTGTATTTACACCCTTCATTTTATGTTGACGAGGCAACAAAAAATCTATTATATTTTGGTGTGTCTCCATTTTTTTTACTACATAATTGCGTTGTATTTGAATGTAATCATTATAACCATATTTTAATATATACAGACACCAAAACAAACTGTCTTTATGAGTTGGTGTGATATAATCTTTATTGTTAAAGAGATGTATTTCATCTTTTGGAATTATAATATCATCTTGTTTTACTGATTCATCAATAATAGTATTTGTTTCTGTTTCTTTCTGTTCTTGCTCCTTATAGAAACGCGGTTTTAACGTTTCTATTACATCATATATATTATTGTTGTCATGTGTGCGACAATAAAATATTTGTGTACCGTATGCTGACATTAACTCGACTGGTTAATAGTTACTGAGACATTGTCTTTATCTTGTTTTTCAATAAAGAAGGAGTTTTTATATTCTTCTTTCTGATACTCTATCGTGTCGAAAGAACTTTCCTGTTCTGAAATAAAATCAATATATTTCTTTATTTCTTCTACAATCTGGTCTGGCAAAAAAGACATATTGACAAACACCCCGTTTTTATTTTCATTCAATTTACATAAGTTTTTTGATAATATTTTTAGTATTTCGGTTTGGTGGTTTTCCGATAGGTCCTCTATTTTTCGCTTCATTGTTTCTAATTCCATAGTACTATGTGAATTAATATCGCTCATGCTATTAATGATATATAAGAGTATTATTTTATATCATTATTCCATTATTTTTATTGTCTTCTTCTTTTTGTCCTACGTTTTGATTTCCCTTTTGTTTTCTTCATTTTTGATAGTCTCTTAGCACCACCTCCGGGGGTTGAAGGTGGACTATCAAACGCATCACCAAACAATAATTTGCGTACACTATCTGAAGTATCTGACGGAGATTCTTCAGATAGTGTACCCGTGTTGCCTTCATTCACAAACTTTACATTTTCACTAGGGTTGCATATAACAATCTCTTGATGAAATGTGCCATCAAAATCTGTCGCCATAGTGTCGATTGCGTATCCGTCGTAACCTTGTTTGCAAATGTATTGTGATACCGCGAAATCACCGGTCTCTGTTGAATTACGTATTTTTTTTTTTGTTTAGTATTATATCCATAGTTAGAAACTAAATGATTTTGTACGTCCTCAGGAGCAAAGTTAAAAAAATCCTCTGTAATATCATCTAACGCAACTACACGCAATGGTTTAGTTGTCTCAAATTCAGAGACATTGCCATATTGTTCTGCTTGTTCCATTTTGGGGGTAAAAAATAAATAGTCTTTACTTAACTTATCTTGTGGATTAATTCCATTCTTATCACCCCTGTAAAGTTTGGTCGGTTTTTCAGGTGTATGTCCGATAACATAAATATTGATGTTGAAGTTGATGTTCTCTTTTCTGAAAAATTCACTCATTATATACAATATATATATAGTTTTTCAGCACTATTTGTCAATTATTACTTCTTTCATAACGTTCTTAATAATTTTCTGTTTGTTCTTTTCTCGGTCTGAACCCATACCACCTAAAGAGTTTGTCATTATCTCTACAAACTCTTTGTCTTCGGTAGAATCCATCACCACATGATTTGGATTGTCCTCCTTCCAATTATTCAGATTATTTAAATTTTTATTAGCAACACATTCTATCGCTGTTTTCATTTTATTCTTATCTGAATCTTTATCCCATTCATTATTATTCTTTATATAAAGTGTTTCACGTTTCAAATCCGTACAATGCATCGGACGATTGTATGTATCAAGTTCTCTTAATTTATCCGCAAATATCTTAGTTATTCCATCAATGTAACCCAACTTTCCAGTATTTTTCAAATCATCTACTGACAATACCATATTGTCAATAAAATCAGAAATATTCATAGCGTCTTTACATTGTTCGTTCAAGAAAAAATTCAGATTAAATTTATTATTACAATTCGTGTTATTCGTTGTATTATTAATCGTATTGCCTTCCTTCACAGCTTCAATTAATTTACTATGTAATTTTATATTTTCTTCTTGTTGTTTTTGGTTCTCGTGTTGTTGTTTAACAATTTCATTTTGTTGCTCTACCAACAATGTTTTGAATTCTTGATTTTGTTTTAATAGCTCGAAAATAACATTTGGAGTTATCATACTGGATACATCTGCTGAATGAGTTTCTGTATCTATGACCGAATATTCATTATTTTCAATGGACCCTTGGCAGTTTTTTTTATGTCTCCATAAACTGGACCTACTTAACATCTCTTTACTGCATAGCTCGCATACAAATCTTTTTTGCGACTTTTTTGTTTCATTTGTTTCATATGTGTTATTTATATGTTTCAGTGTGTTTATATGTTTCGCATAATCACTTTTTTTGCTTGTATTATAGTTACACGATTTACATGAAAATATTTGTGCGACTTTTAGCGACTTTTTTGTTTCATTCATCTTAATATAATGAAACACAAAAATCTCCTAAATTGTTTTTCACAAAAAATAGTTATCGTAACATACCAATATTTTAATTGTTGTTTTTACAGCATTTATTAGTGAACCCAAAAAAACAGGAATTCCAGAAAAAAAAACTTTTCTAATATTTTCATTTTGGACATTTTTAAAAATGTCCATTTTCAAAATTTTCACCGACTTTTTTTTTTCAAAAATTCTCATTTTTCAACTATAACTTCTTTCATAACATTCTTTATTATCTTTTGTTTGTTCTTTTCTCGGTCTGAACCCATTCCACCTAGTGAATTTGTCATTATTTCTACAAGTTCTTTATCTTCTGTAGAATCCATGATTACATGGTTTGGATTGTCTTCTTTCCAGTGATTCAAATTATTCAAATTTTTATTAGCAACACATTCGATTGCTGTTCTGATTTTCTGTTTATCGTCACTCTCTTTCGACCACTCATCATTATTTTTTATATACAATGTTTCACGCTTCAAATCAGTACAATGCATCGGTCGGTCGTATGCATCTAATGCTCTTAATTTATCCGCAAATATCTTTGTTATCCCGTCTATATAGCCTAATTTGCCGGTATTCTTCAAATCATCCACAGACAATACCATATTGTCGATAAAGTCAGATATATTCATAGCATCTTTGCATTGTTCGTTCAAGAAGAAATTCAGATTGAATTTGTTATTACAGTTTGTGTTATTCGTTGTATTATTAATCGTATTGCCTTCCTTGACAGCTTCTAATAATTTATTCTGCAATTTAATATTTTCTTCCTGTTGTTTTTGATTTTCTCGTTGTTGGTCTAATATAATTTCTTTAAATTCCTGATTTTGTGTCAATAAATTCATTACAATGTCAGATGTAATCATATTGGTTGGGTCTGATGTTATAATTGTGTTAGTTGAACTGGCTTTACATTTCTTTTTATGACGTGATAGGCTTTGTCTTGAACTAAAATCTTTCATACATTCACATGAATATGATGTGGGGATTTTTATGTCATCATTTGTCATCATTATATGTTTCCGTGTAGATAAATGTTTATTATAATCTTTTTTACTATTGGTATTATAGTAACAAATAACACAAGAATATTTCAATGAGGATTTATTGGGAGATATTGTCATCCTAAATCCTTTTTATATGATGACACAAAAATCCCATTTATTTGTTTGGATGACTTTTCTCGTTTTTTTATTATGCTAACAAATAATATTTATATTTCATGATTTAACAGCATGTATGAGTGAACCCCGAAAAACAGGAATTCCAGAAAAAAAAACTTTTCTAATATTTTCATTTTGGACATTTTTAAAAATGTCCAATTTCAAAATTTTCATCGACTTTTTTTTTTCAAAATTCCAGACTTTTGTAAAATTGAAGATATATTAAAGTAAATATATAACAACAGATGAAAATAAGAGCAAACAAAGATGAAGTATTCCGCAATTGTTATGATAAACTATGTTGATTATAACAATAAAGATAATGGTCTAGCAAAAATATTGTTAGATAGTGATAACATTGAAGAATGTATATCTCAAATAAAAGATTATCGTAATACTAATAAAAATATATTCAAGACAAACGGTTTCAATGAAATCTACGGAATTAATGTAGATGATGAAAGCTATGATGATATACATGTATCATATGAGTTATTAGTGTTTGATGGGACAAAGTATAACAAAAAAAATCTGTATATAGATAAATATGAAAATAGTGATCTGGTTGATTATTTCGGCGTTTGCAGATATAAATTAACAACACTAGTAAAAACAACAAACGATGAAATGATTAAGCTAATAGAGTTGAGTAAGTAACATTAATTGTCATCTGAATCAACAACCTCAATTCTAGGTTTTTTTACACGGTCATTATTTGTATAAATATTTGTTGCGGTTTTTTTACTCACTATGTCTGCTAATACGCTAATGAATGGGTCATTTAATTGAAATCTAACACCAATTACACTAACCACAATTTTGTCGGTTTCTTTTACATTCGTAAATATCTTATTGTTTATGTGATGATCTCTGGCAACAAATACAGTGATAGGTACAATTCCTGTTTCGTCTTTTACTTCAGCATGAATGCCAGCTTTTGTTATTGTCTTTGTAACGCACTCTATCAACATTCCTTCAACGGGATGACTTACCATACATTCAAACACTGTTTGAAACTCAACATATTCGTTATTTACAACGCCATTAGAGTAACTGATAACTCTAACCGAGTCAGGGCGTATAAATCCTTCAGAAATACATTTTCCTTCTGTCTTATTAGATATAGCACGTTCTAAATTTTGTTTTGTGTTTTTTCCAACTTCTCGAATAGGTAGACTTACTTTCATATTTAATACTGAATTTGTGTAAACACCGTATATTTTCCGTTCATCTTGATTAGCCATCTTATATATATTAAGAATATAACTTTATTATCATTTAAGTTATATTCTAGTAAAATTCAATTTTGTAAGTGATTATTCAGAGCCTATTCATACAGTTTGTTGTAAATATATTCTTCTAGACTAATAAACCATCTTTTTCCTTCACTTCTATCAATGTTATCATATTCATTATAATGTCTTAACAATAACTCTGTAAGAGCACATACACCTGCTTTATATAATTTCGGTTGGTTTAAATCTTCGTTGTCTTTTGCCAAATAGTCATGGGTATAATAATTAAATACCATAGACATTTTGTTTAATTTTTCAGGCAAAAACGTCTTAGCAGATGCTGATTCGCAAAAACTTCCGGGGTTCTTTTTATTAGGATTAATATCCATAATCTTAAACATCATGTTATTCGACTGTTGTTGTATTGTTATAAATCCAATCACATTATTTAATTTTGTGTAAGGTATTTTCATATATCTATAATAAGATGAATAATCTTTTTCCCTTTCACTCGAAACAATCGTCCATACATTTAATTTTTGCTGTTTTGCTACAAAACTATTGACAGTGATGCTTTCGTTGTTAATAACCGATGCCAATACGATAAGTTTTTCGCTTTTGTCAGGGACATCTATAATTTTGTTCTCGAAGTATTGTTTAATATATTTTTTGACATCGTCTTTCATATCATATTTGTTGTCATATATATGAGATAGCAGAACCAATTTTTCTTCTATCATCAATGAGTCCATATTATGGAAGACAATATACTTGGCAAAGTCATCATCATTTATTGGTTCAATTATTTTTCTAGGGTCTGATTTTATTTTGTGAAAAGCACTTCCAGCATTGGCATACCAGTACAATTCGAATTTATCTTTATAGTTCTTTCGTTTCACCTCTAAATGTTGTTCTTTCGCATTTTTTGCTTCTTTCAGATTAAGTAACATGTTATCTATAATAGTTTGATAATCTATCACATTTTCAACTACTTCTTTGCCTTTTTCTTGGTACTCTATCCCAATTTGAGTGTTTTTATATTCAATCGGAAGTGTTCTTTCAAATAACGATGCGGTTTCGTCATTAAAGTCAGAGGGTTGAAAAATATAATAGTCGTGTTTATTAATGATAGTTCCTTTTCGGTCATTTTCATCTACCAAATATTCATCATCGCTATCTACAAAACGAGACAGCACTAAATATACTTCTTCATCAGTGTATTTGCTATTGGCCTTCAATAGGGACATCAATGTATCTTTATGGTAATAATAATGTTCTCTGAAAGCCAATCTAAGGCGTTTAACAATGGTAGAATGATTTATCCTTGCATGGAATAAATTATACGATGAAGGATCCGCTCCTTTGTCGTTGTCATTTAAAGAGCCACTACTACATGTATATTCACATGTATCCATATAATCACATATATTAGTATGTGGTCTGTCTCCAACAACATATTGAATATTTTTATTTCCCGATGATAATGTCAGACCAACTGTTTCATTCATATTATTGATGGAAAAGTCGTTTTGTTTATCATTTATTAAACAGTCAATAGAGATTTCCTTTAATAACCGTGTCACTTTGCCTATTTTGGTAGCTTTCTTTTCAGCATACCGATAAACATACATATCAGCTGCCTCTTTGTCATCGATCGGAGCAGAACAATGTAAATAAATTTCTACATTCCGTTTTTCAAACTCCAACATACAATGGCTTGAATTCCTAACCGCACGACCTATAATCTGCTCTGAACGATTTGTATTATACCAAGGCTCTAATAAGTGAATTTGACGGATATTTTTAAAATCCAGTCCCTCTGCTGCCGCTTTGGAAATTAATACAACTTTTACCTGTTCTCCATTTTTGTTGTTTTCATTTGTAATGTATTTTAATTCCTCTATGTTGTTAGGAGAAAACATCTTATCTCCAGTAATCATTACATATTTTGCTGGTTTGTATTTCATATCTTCAGATAGTTCAGATTTTTTTAACATTCTATAATCAATTGGTTCGACCGGGTTAGAACGTCCATCAAACAGGTTACGATTATGTGAGGGCATAGAGCTGAAACGTTGAAATCCCATTTCTTCCAATGCGAGAGCAGTTGGAACAATGCCGCCGTCAATAAAATTAGAATATATCATAACAATGCCGGTTGAGTCATAAATACGCTGTGTAATTTCTTTCAACTTAGAGCTATATTCGCCTATATTTTCTTGATTAAAAAATTTACCAAATTTTGTTTTCGTCTCCTCTTTGTATTTAAAATTGTATCTTGAACGATATTCCATATTTGTCTCATATGTCATATTATTTGCCAAACCATTCTTGCCTACAATTTGTTTCATTAATTCATCTTTTTTGTCATCACCAACAATGTTGTTGTCTGTAATGTCTATATCTACGCTAGGATACACCATAGTTAAGGCCTCTAGTGGACGTTGTAAATATGTATACCCAAATGCTTCCATGTTCTCAAAATCAGGCAGTTGACGTTCTTGACCGTATTTATCATAATTTGTACTTCGTGAATATATTGACCCTAATATGAGTCTATATCCATGTTCTTGATAACTATTCGATGGCAAAGTATTAACAAATACAGGTAGTTTTTGAATACCTTCTTCTATTGACTTTCCATTCAGTTGTTTTTGTGGATAGTTATCTATATTAATAGAATTCTCTTCGCTTGACAAAACGCCTGGATATTCTTTTGGATAAATTCGATAAGGGAATGTATACGGGTTCTCGCCTCTAACATAAGAAATATAACCAGACAATTTGCTTTTTAAATATTCTTCCCCTGTCATATTAGTATCTTTATGCTTTTCGAACAAGAAATAATCATCTTTATCAAAAATGTACTTTTCTTTTATAGGTTTACGTTTATCAATGCTGTTCAATAGGTTCGAGAACCATACAACTTCTCGAGGAGAATTATACATAGGTGTGGCCGAAAGTAACAATAATCGCATATTATCGCTGTATTTTGCGATTTTCATTAATAAAGACCCTATACGCTTCTTTTCCTTGTTTGTATCTGATACGCTTATATTGTGAAATTCGTCTACTATAAAGAGCTTATTATTAAAATATTTCTTTATCATTTGAACCTCTTTTTTTGAGGGTTCTTCATCTACATGAAGAGAACCTACACGACGAATAATATAATTAGCTAATTGAGTATAACCAATAAATCTATAATTGTCTCGAATAATGTTTTTTATTTTCGATTTCAATATGTCTTTGGTAACACCTTTTGTAGAATATGGATTCACTTCTTTTATCAGTTTATTCCCAACGCAATTATTTAACGTCCATATATCGCCAGTTTGTGTTAGTTTGCGTTCATCAAATAATTGTAGGCGAAAATTATCTTGAACGTTAGGTGATGCTACAATGAAAATCTTGCTTTTCATCCCAATTTGACGCATATATTCTCGCATTTCCTCGGCTATCCCGATAGCACTGCATGTTTTACCAGTCCCTAAACCGTGGTATAAAAGCAAAGAATTATAAGGTGTTTGATAAGATAAAAAATTCTTTACAAAGTTTTGATGTGGCATTAATTCAAAATCTTGAACGCACATTTCGTTCGAAGTATCCTGGACGGTTTTATCAGTTTTACCTGTGTATTGTGTGGCAGCAAATTCTTTCTTTTGTGCGATTTTCATATTAAAATCCGGATCGTCAAGTGATGGATATAAAAATTGATGTTGTTCTGAAAGAGGTTTTGCTGTATCAAAAGGGATTTCTTGAGGTTTATTCTCAATAAGTCCCATGTCTTGTAAACGATAAGGTGTATATTCCTGTTCCGGTTCATCTTGCTGTTTCGGTTCATCTTGCTGTTTCGGTTCATCTTGCTGTTCCGGTTCATCTTGCTGTTCCGGTTCATCTTGCTGTTCCGGTTCATCTTGCTGTTCCGGTTCATCTTGCTGTTCCGGTTCATCTTCCTCAACCTCTTCCTGATCCTCTACTTCAACCTTTTCCTCACCATCTAGTTCGAGTTCTGCTTTTTCATAATTTGTTGTAAGCGAATCATTATATTTTAAACAATACAGAAGGTCAATAATTCCTTCTTTATTTAATCCAGAAGTTTGTTTAGGTTTTATAGGTTCAACCATAAGAAACCCTTTTGTTGTGAGTTCATCCCATAATGCGTCACGCATTTTTTGGCCTTTCATAGATGAAAGCAAAGACGTATATTCATTACTATTTTTGTCAACATAAAAGTCGCCACACGATAATTGAGCGTTTTTAATAGCGATTGTTTCAGGCAAATCGTTCGACCCGCCTGTATATATTTTTTTAGTTTTTCTCATTTGGGGCTTGTTTATTCGTTTCGTATAATGTTTCATATTCAACAATACTTAAAATATGTGTATATAATTTTATAAACATATTTATTAAGGATTTTGCTATAGGAATTTAACAGGTTTATGTTGTAAAAGCATGTTATGTATCTTATTAAGCATAATTTTTTTCTCTAAATTGTAAGGTCTTATAGAGGATAAACAATTATCAACCGTTTTCCATTCCATTTTACTGACTTCAGTTTTTTCATGTTTGTCGGTTATAGTACTTGTATGAAAATCCATGTGTGTGATAAAATATTTATGTTTATAGGATTTATAATTAGACCCGGTGAAAATCTCCTCGAATGGCATAATATTCTGTATATTGTCAATGCGAGAGGTGGAAAATCCAGTTTCTTCAGAGAACTCGCGCATCGCACATTCAAAGTCTTTTTCCTGGAAATTGCGTCGCCCTTTTGGAAATCCCCATTCAGGTTCTAACCATTCTTCATATTGGCAACTTTCATTTATTAAATCATTCAAGTTATAAAAAGTCCCTTTATTAAATAGACCAGACCGCAATGAATAAAATTTATTCTTTGAAATATTCTCTTCATTTTTGTATTGATTAGACAATTTATTGATCCCCCATATAGACGACCATAATTCAGAGAATTCTGTTTCTCTAAGTGAATTTTTTTCAAACGTAGTCATTTGCTTCAACATATTCATGATATAATCTTTATTTTGTATAGAATACTTTCCTCTCATAAAATCAATAAATCCCAATGTATCTTTACGTCTGATCATCAAATATTCAATATTATTGTCTAGATTATACCGATACGCTATAACACCAACACTTGTGATTGGCATTTTACATTGATTATATTGGTGGCCGTCTTTGCCACAATTATTACAATAATACTCGTGACTCATTAATATGTTATTCTACTATGTAAAAAAAATTTACCTTTATATATATTGTTAATTAGAATTATGATGTTTGATCCCGAAATATGGGGACCTCATTACTGGTTTTTTTTACATACTGTTTCAGAATCATATCCATTAACGCCAAATGAGACAACAAGAAAGAAATATTACGATTTAATTATAAATATGCCATTGTTTATACCAGTAGAAGAGATGGGAAATAAATTTAGTGATCTGTTAGATAAGTATCCAGTGTCACCGTATTTAGATAGCAGAGACTCTTTTGTCAGATGGGTCCATTTTATCCATAACAAGTACAATGTAATGTTAGGGAAAAAAGAGGTATCGTTAGCACTCGCATTAGAAAATTATCGCAAACAATATGAAACCAAGTCAGTGAGATTAGCTAAACAATTTAGGATTCATACTCATTATGTATATGCTACATTTACTATGGGATTATGTTATTTGATATATGCGAACACAACATAATAATGTCTTTTTATAATATAAGAAAAATATGCGTGTAGAATTAACAATTATGTTAGTAGCCGGATTTATTATGGCAAATATTTATACAGATGGTAGATATGCACGAATTTTATTAGGATGGAAAAAGTATTATCAGATGATAGGAGTTGCTATCGGAGCGTATTTTGTATATTTTGTATTCAAGAAGAACCCATTAAGGGCAAAGGAGTTGATAACAACGTCAAATGAATACATCAAGTACCTTCCAATAGATAAAAACACATCTAATATGATTTCACCAATATTAGATTTTACAAGCAAACAGAGTTTTGGTAATATAGATGGAGAACAACCATACGTGCCTATGAATGATTATCATCACAAAGGCCACCCTGGAGTAAATAGAATGATGGCATCTGGAAAAAATAAGACAAAGAGGTCGGTTAGTGAAACAAAAAAGAAATTTGTAGCAGCCCGTCAAGATTGGTGCTGCAATGACTGCAAAAATCAATTATCAGCTTGGTTTGAAGTAGACCATGTGATAAGATTAGAGAATGGTGGAGATAATCACATAGATAATTTAGTTGCTCTGTGTAGAGAATGTCATGGCAAGAAAACCGCTCTTGAGAATTTATAAAATATACTTTTATAATATAGCAGCAATATTATAAAATGAGTAAGAATGAAGATTTAATTGATAAATCTTTTCAATTGATGGAAGACTTTGGTAAGAATTTACGTGACAAGTTTGTATTAGATAATGAGACTACACAAGCGAAAACAAATAGCTTTATAACAAGTTTAACAGATCCTTCTAATCGTGGGAACGTGATGAAATATTTGTTCGCAGTCTTGTCAATATTTTTAATCAGTTTGTTTTATTATAAACATTCTTCCGATAGGAGTGCGTTAACGAGTAACTTTTATTTTTATTTATGGCCGATGACTTTTTTATTATTAGCAAACATCTATTTTTTGTACGGTAGCAAACGAACAGGCAGCAATGTACTGTATAGCGCTTTTACAATAGGCATAGGTGTATTAACGTTGGCATTAGTAATATATTTTTATTCAACTTTAAATTCACAGCAAGTGTCGAGTATGATGTATATAACATTTGTTTTACTATTTATAGGAATTGTAGCCGGATTAGCGATTTTATTTTATTTTTTTAGCAACGCTTTGAAACGAAGTGAGGGCTTGTCTGGTTTGATTATAAATTTGATTTTCTACTTGCCTTGTTTATTAATAGACTTTATAAATTATATTCGTAAAGAATTTAATGACACAACTCACCCGGTTTATTACTTATTTGTAATAGAGTTGCTGGTTGTTTTAGGGTATTTCTATATACCAAAGTTGGTGAATAAATTTTTATTTAAAAAAGGAGTGAAATTATTGCCAGACAGTTTATTTTTAGACAACGAGCATAATCTTTCTGGAAGCGAGCGTGTACAAAAACTTTCACCAAAAGTATTTGATGTGAAGGACCCAGAATATCGTAAAAATTACTCTATATCTATGTGGATATATTTGAACGACCAGCCAGAAAATTATGCTGGATATGCGAAAGAGACAAACATTTTTAATTATGCTAATGGTGCGCCAAAGATAACTTATGAATATGAAAACGCAGAAGACGACGAAGATAATGAAAAAATCCATGTATATTTCACGAATAATAATGAATTGTCATCGAATGTAAATTTGAAAATGTCAACAAAAGTAAAGAAACAGAGATGGAATCATTTTGTGATTAATTATAATAGCCATTATGCTGATTTATTTATAAACGGAAAACTTGAAAACTCGGTGAACTTGTCTATGCATACGCCAAAATATTCCCCATCTGATACAATACAAATCGGTTCATCAGACGGGTTAGATGGAGCGATTGCGAACATTACATATTATCCTGATGTAATGACAAAGAGCCAGATAGCCAATGAATATACTTTGTTGAGAAATAAGAAACCACCTGTCGAATTATTCTAATGAAATTTTATATAAAGAATAATTATATGAATACAATAATTATTGTTTTAGGAGTAGCTGTATTAATTTTGATTTACATATTATATGCGTATTTTACCGCACAATCTACACAATTGTCTGATACCCATTCTTTGAAAGCTAGCGTCCAAACTATTACCAAAGTAGAGAGACCATTCAACACTCGTTACGCTCATAGTATATGGGTGTATGTAAATACATGGGACAACAACGTTGAAAAAACTATATTTGAAAGGACTGATAATATGAAATTGTATTTAGATGCAAAGAGTCCTACATTAAAATATGATTTGACTATGTCAAACAACGAGGTTGAAACAATGACGATAACAGATAATTTTCCTCTTCAGAAATGGGTATGCGTTGTATTGAGTGTAGATAATCAGTTTGTTGATGCTTATATTGATGGAAAATTGGTAAAGTCACAACGTTTTTATATTGTGGAAGGAGGACATATGCCAAAGCAACCTCCTAGTGGAGAAACTCCCATATTGTTAGGCAATACTCGTGGCGGTTTTGACGCTCAAATAGCTGATTTCCGTCGTTGGACTCAGCCAGTAGACCCTGCTAGTGCTTGGGAGCTATACTTGAAAGGTAACGGGCAGCAAAGTACAATGAGTAAATTATCAACTTATGGGGTAGATGTATCTGTATTGAAAAATAACGAAGAGACCACCAAATTCTCCTTATTCTAATTCAAATTAACACCATATAATTTTTATGTATATATTATAACAATACATATGAATAATCAACCATTAATGAGTAGTGTACCAACAAATCAAACTATACAAACAGGTATGCAGGATTTAGGTAGTTCATTTAATAAAGCTGGAGAACAAATGAATAATACATTCCAGTCTTTTTCCGAAAAAGCGTCCGCAGGCACAGAAGCTACTGCTGGATTTCTACAGTCAAATACATTAATAGCCAAATTTGCTTTTATTATTCTAGTGTTGATTGTATTTTTGATACTTCTCAGTTTAGGCATAACATTAATGTCTTACTTCACATCACCACCCGAGAACCCTTATGTTGTGAAAGGGTTATTAGAAGGTAACCAGGCAAAGGTTGTATCCCAAGACCCCAAACAAAGTAATTCCGTACAAATATTCCGTTCAAATAATGAGAGTACTGGCGCGGAGTTCACCTGGTCTAGTTGGTTGTATCTAAGTGATTTGGGGAATCATGAAAAAAAGTATCAACACATTTTTAGCAAGGGAGATGGTTTATTTGATCCCGAAACAAACAAAGCTACTATAAATAATTCACCAGGTCTATATTTAGAGCCGATGACAAACAATTTAATGGTTGTAATGAGTACAGTAGAACTAGAGGACACTAACAATAATGTCGTCATTGAAAATGTGCCTATCAAAAAATGGTTTCACGTATCTCTTAGGTTACAAAATAAAATATTAGATGTCTATGTAAATGGTGTAATAGCTAAGCGTCTCATATTCAATTATGTACCCAAACAAAACTATAGTGATATATATTTAAATCAAAATGGTGGATTTAATGGATTCATTTCGGATTTAAGATATTTCAATCATGCTTTGAATATATTTGAAATTAACAGTATTGTGAAAAAGGGCCCTAACTTGAGTCGTGAGAATGATAGTATGAACCAAAAGAAATTTGATTATATATCAAATTACTGGTACACATCCTCAGCTTATTAAATAGATATAATATATAAATTACATATTATGTCTAGTTTTGATTTAAATTCTGCTTGTAAACAACGGGAGAAACGTATGCTATTTACGTATCCAACAAATCGTCTTGAATTGATATCTCCATATATTAATACAAGTCTTACACAGCATGATTTAGATATGAGAAGAAAAGCAGAAATATTAGAATATTCCGGCAACTCACAAGCATCGAAAGGCAATAATTTAACAAAGAAACAACAAATCGCGCAGTCTATGTCTGGACGGTATCAAAATAAAGGGTACAACTACACTACATATTATGAAGAAACCCAAACCCTCAGAACTGCTACAGACATCGTTGAAAGTACATATAATCTCGTAGTTGAACGAGACGCATCAAACACTATAGCTGAAAGTTGTGATTCTGGTATTATCTACACACCGACTACATCATCCGGTGTCCCTGGTCCTGTAATAAATCTATATAAGGACCCGAGCATACCCCTATATAACTATGTAAAGAACTCTAATTCGTTAGCATTAACGAATGGTATTGATCCAGATAAATGGAGAATAATCATAAATGATAACGTAGAAATAGCAGATGATACTTCTGGAACATCATTTTTATTAGGCATTATGGGTGGCATAGATGAATCTATGTATACATTTGATTTTGAAATGCCTATAGGAATATATATAAGAGGAACTACAAATACACTTATTGATGAATACAATAATTTATCTGTAAATTTGAATGTTGCCGGTGGTAGTTTATCTATAGATATGGATGTTTTATACAACGACCAAAATGTAACACAAATCGGAAATAGCAATGAGTTGGTTCCTACAATTTACTATGAGTTCGATTTGTCAGGTGAAATTAACGCAACAACATTGAGTAATAATTCTAATATTGGAATTAGTTTTGATTTGTCTGGTGCTGTCATAAATAAAGACAGCAACGTAGGGTCTTATGAGATCAAATATTATTTGGGTCAATTGAAGGTAAAAAATATTCCATTATACACAGAGAAGGGGTATATATATGATTTAGTAGCAAAAAATAATCTGTTGTTTACCATAGATACACAAGGCAAATATAACGAAGAATTTAATAACACTGAATATGGAATTATATATAATATTACGGATGATTCCAAATATTCTTTTACAAACGCGTCATTGAATACTAGTGCTAGCAACGTTCAATATACGCCTTTCAAAATTAATGGTATCAACTATAATAGTAGTGAAATAAATTACAATTCTAATAATTTTGGTGGAAATATAGATGGTGGCAATAGTGATGTTAGTGGTGGAAACGCAGGTGGTAGTGGTAGTGGCGGAAATATAGGTGATGGTGGTAGTAGCGGTAGTAGTGGATATACATATTGATATTCACACTCACCTTAGATAACTTTCTCTACATAAAGGACAATTATTACATTTTTCAGAGCATGATTTACAAATAAAATGGCAACATCCTGATACGAATAGTTTATCAGGCAATATTATCTCATAACATACAGGACATTCACTCTTGTCATTTGTCTCTCTATAATATTTTCGGATCAGTTTATTCAGATTATCTATTTTGTTCTCATAGACTCTTTCTCTTGTTTTGAATACATGACTATTATGATGTAACATTCTTTTTATTTTCATAGTATGCTCTTTTAGTTTGTTATTTTCAGAAGTCTTCTTATTTATTTTATGTGTTATGTCATCACAATTAATGATTGGATAAGGTTTCCAATTATTATAATACTGTATAGTCAATTTAGACTTTATTCCAATTTTTGATGAGGTCGTTGTATAATAAATTGCATCAGACATCGCCATAAATGATTTTACTATTTGAGTATTATTTTTTTTATCAAATTCTCGTAATTCAAAGTCTTTGAAATAGTTTGAGAATTCTTCCATGAATAATCCTATATCAGGCACTTCTTGAGTAATAGTTGTTTGTTTGTGAACGTCTTTATGATTATTGATATAACGTTCTGTATATACATATTCACTTGGTATATCGAGAATGTATTGTTGTATGGAACTACGACTCTCTTCGCCTTGTAATTTTAAATTACCAAATAGTTCTTTTTCATTCAAGAAATATTGAACTGCTAGTTGTAATTGCTCGGAACGAGTTTTCATAATATTTATTGTTAATTTCTACAAATATTATATTTTCTTTAAAAAAATCAATTTTATATGTAATCTTCTAGGTATCGGATAGTAATAAACTCGTCTTTTGTTAACAGTTTATCATAATGAACAATATCAAAATCGAATTCATCGCAACGATTTATAATACAATTCGTCATATATTTATAATAATTCAATATTTTCAGAGCCATTTCAATGTATTCCGCATCAAATGTGTAATATTCTTCTTCACTGTATACCGGTTTCAGCATATGCGTCGCACTTGATATTATGATTTCAGGATTCAATTTATATGTTATATATTGTCCCAATTTTTTGAAATTATCATATATAAATGGAAATATCATGATAGTTTTTTCATACTCTTTCAAAACAGTAGAACTTATTGGTGTATGAACTTCTATAATTGTGTTTGTTGCACCTTCAATAGAATTTATTATTTTTTCAATATTAGTGCATGTGTCTCGGTCTATTGTTTGTTTGATATTGTCATGATGGAAGTATCTAACATTTGTTATCATTAATTCGGCATGATTTCTCATTCCTATTTTATATTTAATTTCTTTGCGTAAATTATTCAATTCGATTTCTGATTTGTTTCTCAAACTTCTTATTAATAATGATATTTCGTTGTTTTCTTCAAGGTCGCTTTGATAATCAAAAAAAATTTCGTTGTGTAGTCTTTCTACAAGGGTTGAATCAAAAAAAGTTTGCTTATAAACCCCACCTCTAACATTCTCTATCCCGTAATAAGACATATATCGTTTTACATGATAATCTATCATTAGTACATTTTCAATGGGTATACGCTCATAAATACTAATAATATTGTTTAATTGAACGAATTCATATTTTAACCGTGCTTCATTATATAATTCATCGTCACTGGCATCTTTTTTAATGACTAAGTGTAGTAACCAGTTGTTGTTTTCTAAATAAAATACTATTATTTCTACACAATGAGACATCTTCATAATAAAAGTAATAACTTTATTTTTATTATGTTTCAAGTAATTATTCTTTCTTTGGTTTCAAGGGATGACTATTAGAGGTAATCGTGGGATTCATACAACTTTCTGCGTTAGGATACAAATCACCAGATAGACATTTGTCGCCTTCACTAATTTCAACACAACCGCGACGGCCTTCATATTCTCCAACTAAACACCACTGGGATTTCTTAGAAGTAGAAGGGGTTTGTATAACACCGTTAGAATCGTCATAAGAAGGAATATTAATGCGAATGTTATTAGACTGATTCAAATCGGTACTCGGTAAATTACCAGAACTAGCGTCTTTCATTAGATCACCTACAGAAGTAAGAGTGCCTCCAGCAATGTCTACACCAGTTTTCGCAGTTACAGTGAATAGGGAGGCGATAGTGTTGATGATAGAGCCGATAGTATAACCAATAAGAGATAGGATTTGTGTGATTAGAGGACTAAATATATTTACGATGTATTGTAGAACATTTCCCACCATATTCAGTATATTTATCCCTAAAAGAGAAAATATAATTAACGCGACCAATACAACAGTAAGCATCTTGTTGCTAATCTCAAAATCATTTTTGTTGGAGAGTTCTTTCAGATAATTATTATCAAATGTATTTTCCATTTATATAATAGATTTTTATATTTTTTTGTTCGTTTGCTTCAACTATAAAAATTGTTTCAATATATTAAATGAATCTAGGAAGCATGATGGATAGTGTATTTTATTTAGGGTTAATTATTACATTTGTGCTGATTATTTTATTGGCATATCATTTCAAGCAAAGAGTTAGCGTTTTAGAAGAGAAGAATCATACTATGTTTGAAATATTAAATAATGTAGTAAAAGAACTAAACATAGTAAGGACAAATCAAATGAGATATATAGGATTTGACGAACAGCCGGGTTCACTTGTAGAAGGAGGTTTTAGTAATAATATAGAAAGGTATGAGAACCCCGATGCTACAGAGATTAACAGTCAATTAGATTATGAGGATAGCGAGGAGGATTCTGATGATGAAGAAAGCGAAAAAGATTCTGAGGATGAAGAAAGCGAGGAGAGCGAAGAAGATTCTGATGATGATAGTTCAAGAGTAAAACTAATAACAGTAAATGACGATTTAAGTGTAAATGAAATACCTCCGGTTGACAATTTTGAAAACTCGGCTGATTACAACCAACTTCCTGATGTAGATGAAGTTGATGATAGAAACATCCCGGAGATTAATGTTAGTGAGGAATTAATTGTTGAAAAACTGGAAACTCCTTTAGAAGAGTCAATCGTCCAAGAATCAGATGATATAAACACCGATAGGGATTATTCCTCGCACACTTTGCCTCAGTTGAAAGCAATGGTAATATCCCGTGGATTAGCTTCTAATCCAAGTAAGCTAAAAAAATCGGAAGTTATTGCTCTTCTAGAAGAGGGTGATAAAGCATAAAATACTCATTATAAAATATAATTTAATATTATATATTATAATGTTCTCGAAATTAACTAATCAATTGTTCGAAACACTCAACATAAAATCTCAAAATAATACTCCTGCATCAACTTTAGGATACACCACTAATAATAAATACAATGAATTTCCTCCCCTTATGAATGACGGTAGATCGTTAGTGTCTTCTTGGGTGCCTGAATCTCAAATAAATAAAACATTGAAAGATGAAAACTCGTTAAAATCTAACTGGGAATATAGGCAGCATTTAATCAACAATGGGGAGACTATAATGAAACAAAATTATAGAGAAGCAGCAAACGATACTGGTTATAATAATGCTTCTATGCCTATGCCGAATATACAGTCAAACGAAATAAAGGGATTCGAAACGTATCCTTATTCATTCAAGAGTGTATTGGATGATAACCGCCCCAAAGGTTATTCTACAAGTGATTTAAAACAAGCATATTTGACACGCGAACAGTTAGCAAGTAGACAAATGTCTCCTGTTATTACTCAAGAAGAAATGCTTAGACGTTAATAATTTTATATACAAAATAATTGTCTATAAAATGAATTTGAAACCTGCTATAATGAATATATATAATGAAAACTATAAGTTTTGATATAGGGATCAAAAACATGGCATATTGTGTGTTCGATTGCTCTACGAATATTGATATATTAGAATGGAAAGTAATTAATTTAATGGACGAGCAACAATCAAACCCAGTATGTAGCTGTAATATAATACCGAAATCAAAAAAAGCCCCAATTAAGCCTTGTAAAAAGGTAGCAAAATACTCAAAAAATAACAGTTATTATTGCGAAAAACATGCGATTAACAGTCAATATATACTACCAATAAAGGAAAACACATTTAGTCATATAAAAAAAAAGAAAAACGAAGATTTAATCAAATGGGGGAAAACACATTTTCTATTCTTGAATATTGAGAACCAGGAAAAACCAAACAAGCAATCTTTATTAGATACTATAAAAGATTATTTAGACACACAATGTTTAGAGCCAGTTAAAAAAGTAAAAAACAAGACAGCATCACAAACAGATTTAGTTGTGATAGGTAAAAATATGAAAAAAACATTCAATACCAATGACTTGTTTTTACAAGTCGACCATGCTATTATCGAGAATCAAATTTCACCGATTGCTAATAGGATGAAGACTATTCAAGGGATGTTATCACAGTATTTTATAATGATAAATGATAATATTGACATAGATTTCATATCATCTAGTAACAAGTTGAAACAATTTCAGATAGAAGGTTCTCGAAAGGCTAATGATAAAAGTGATAAAACAACTTCTACTACAAATCCTAATTACAAGGAACATAAGAAAGATGGCATTTATTATTGTGAAAATATTTTGAAAGTAAATGATAATTTAACAAAATGGCTCGAAAGTATGGATATAAAAAAAAAGGACGATCTGGCCGACGCATTTTTACAAGGACTTTGGTTTTTTAAGAGTAAAAATATAATTACTTATGCGGATGATTTAAAAATAAATATTGTTTAACTATCATAATGGAAGCTGTAAACATCGACATTGGGTCTAATAACAATATCGAACCAATTTCTTTAGATATTAATGGACCACCTTCAGCCACTAACTTTGGTTCTGGCATAGAATTATTGATGAATGATAAAAAAAAATCTACAGGCAATGGCGCATTAGATTTAGGAGATTTGGACAATTTGGAAGATGAACTGAATCAGCTGTCTGGCAATAATGATATGCCGATAAATGATAATGCGGGTGGCATTGCTAATACAATGAGTAATATGGGTTCTAATTTATTTGGAATTAACGCTGGAGGAGAGCCGAATATTGAAATTGAAAAGGACGATATAACTGATACTTTTACAGATTCAAACTTGGGAAATGCTACATCTGAAAGTATAGGTGCGTCGAAGACATGGGATGGGTTTGTAAAAGCGAGCGAAGTCCCAATTAACCAGCAATATTCAAGCAAACCAAGTAATTTAAGTGATCGTGAAAAGAGAAGAAAGAAGCGTGCTATGATAAAAAAGTTAGAAGAATGGTACGAGAAAGGTTTGGTTAAACAGAACTCTGGATTCACTATGGAGTCAGATTTTGACGAGGTTGAGGACGAATATGAAACAGTACTAGACGAAAAGAGAAAAAAAGATGGCATAAAACTTCAAGGATGGTGGTTTATGACATTTATAAATTCTTTAGAATACGGCAATGCTATTTTCAACCCATTTGATTTGAATTTAGATGGTTGGGGAGAACAAGTAAGTGAGGATTTGGATAGTTACGAAGAAATCTTTGGAGAACTGCATGAAAAATACAAGGGAGGAAAAATGGCACCAGAAGTTTCACTGCTACTGCGTGTGGGATTCAGTGCGGCTGTATTGAACTTTTCAAATAAAGCATTATCAACCGCTACTCCAGCATTTAATGATGTAATTAAACAGAGCCCAGAATTGATGAAAATGTTTACTGACGCAACCGCAAGCAGCATGAGTCAACAATCACCTTGTTTTTCCATGGCAAATAATTTCGTACAAGACAATTCAAGACCTAAGGGAGCACCTCCTCCAGCACCAGTTGAAACACAAAATAGACCTCCTCCTCCTAGACCAGGAGCAAATTACTCAAAGGACCCCCCTACCAATCGTCCTGATATAAGTAGTGGTAGAGGCACTATGTTTAAAGAGGATGGTGTTTCTATGAAAAGTGAAGGCAATTTAAATGATGATAAACCAATGCGCGCGACTCGTCCTGAAATGAAAGGACCTCAATCAAATGATATAGATAACATCTTGTCTGGATTAAAAACACGTACTGTAAATATCCACGAACAACCGAAAAATACAGATAATGATTCTATGATTTCTGTATCGTCTATAAAAGATATAAATGGTTCAAATCAGCCAAAACGTTCACAGCGCAGACGTAACAGGTCAGATAAGAATACCATATCATTAGATATTTGAAAAAAAATATAATAAAGACATCTCCGTATATATCTTTATTATGGAAAATACCATGGTACCTCCACCTGATAGTGAAACAAAAGACCCTCGGCCAAAAGTGGCATTTTGTATTCCAGGAAGACAATTTTCCGATACTTTTTTACAGTCATGGACTGGTTGTATATTGAATTTGTTCGCAAAATACAATATTGTCTTATCAAATAGATATAGTTCTATGGTAAATTTCGCAAGGGCAATGTGTCTGGGCGCGGATGTGACAAAAGGACCCGACCAAAAGCCGTTTCAAGGTGAATTAGATTATGATTGTATGATTTGGCTAGATAGTGATATGGCTTTCAATGTTGAAACTGTTGATAAACTTATCCAAAAATGTTTGAATGAATATCCTGTTGTATCAGGTACTTATCTGATGGACGGAGGAAAACATGTATGTTGTGTTGAAAAGTGGGATACTGAATATTATAAAAAAAATGGCAATTTTGAATTCCTATCAGTAGAACAGTACAAAGAAAAAATAGAGAATAAAGAACAAACTATCAAATGTGACTATTGTGGAATGGGGTGTATGGCAATTCGAAAAGGAATAATAGAAGACGATAGAATGAAATATCCGTGGTTTTTCAGAAATATTGAAGAATTCAAAGATGATTCTGGCAAAGTAGTTATTCGCGAATGCGTGAGTGAGGATGTTGCGTTTATACGTAATCTAATCGACTCTGGTGTGATTTCACATGTAAATGTGGAGTTGGACCTTCGGTTCGGACACGAAAAGACTGTATTATTTTAATAAGTAATAATATATAAATGGGAGTAATTCTGTTTATATATTATGCGTTTTTATACATTGACAACATTGCTTCTTTCTGCTTGTAATAATCCACTATAGGTTTTTTATATTTTACAGTTTTGTATTCGTCATCATTATATTTTTCGTTCCATTTATGAATATCCTTAGCTAATACATGTTTCAATTCAGGGACCCACTTTTTTATATACTCTGCGTTTGGGTCAAACTTGCTACTCTGTATCCAAGGATTCATATCTCTGAAATAGGGTTTCATATCTACACCAGTTCCACTTATGCCTTGCCAATTTCCATTGTTCGACGCAATGTCATAATCTGTCAAGTTTTCAGCAAAATACTTTTCACCTATTCTCCAGTCAACTAACAACGTTTTTATCAAAAAACTTGCTGTTAACATTCTACCACGGTTATGCATATAACCAGTAGCATTCATTTCACGCATAGCTGCGTCAACTAATGGAAATCCAGTATTTCCGGATTTCCAAACATCTATTTGTTTTTTATCGTTCTTCCATTTAAGGTTTCTATACTTCTGTTGATATGATTTTCCGACTACTTCAGGATAAGCATAGAGTACATGTGCGAAAAACTCACGCCAAAATAGTTCTGATATTAATTGATTTCCTTTACCATATTTGTTAGCAAACCCATGATATACTTCTCTAATAGAGATGCACCCAAATTTAATATATGCTGACATATGTGATGTACTTTTGCTAAAAAAATCACGAGTATCCTTATAACGATTTTGTGTATTCAGTGCTGATTTTAATTTTATTACACCTTTTTTCCTGCCTCCTCTAACTAATATTTCCGGGTTATCTGAAGTGAATCGTTTATAGGCGTTGTCTAGTGAAATAGTATTTTTTATGTCCCTTTTTTTGACATGAACTAGATTATTTAATTTCATTTTTTGAATTGGCATTATAGGTAACAACAACGCACGATTGTAGAAAGGAGTATATTTTTTGTATGCTTCACCACTACCTTCAGACAGAATCGTCCCAGGTTCATGAAGATAGTAATCATTATGGGATTCACATACTATATTTTTTGTTTTACATAAGGTTTTTATCTTATTGTCACGGTCTACCGCATATGGAGTATAATCTGTATTAAAAAATACCCCACGAATGTCAAGAGTATCTATCAAATTGTCGATAATTTCTTCTTGCTTTCCAAATAATACAATAAGTTCTCCGCCTAGTTTCTGTATGTCTTCTTGAAGTTCAACTAAACTATCAATCATAAATAACACTGCGTTATTTGACTTATATTTATTGGCACTTGTTACCTGTTCTGGAGTAAATATAAAACATGTATATAACTTATCGCACATACGACTTGCTTTATACAGTCCTATATTATCATTCAACCGTAAGTCCCTACGGAAAACAAATAATCCAGTTGTTTCTTTTTTATTCATAACTAATTATATATTTTCTCTATACATTGTTTTCAAAAGTAATATAGATATATCGCTCTAATAAAAAATATTTGGTTAATGGATATTTTTAACACATTCGAACAAATAAAACAATTATGTTCTACACATTTGAGTAACGCAAAAGAATATATTATCTCCGACGAACGAGATTATGTACCATTCATAAAAAGCATAGATTGGGAAGGTATATGTTATAAAGGATTTATGGTGTATATCACTATAGCAACCCATACAAAAAATATAGCAATTCATTTGTATAACAATTATCCGGAAGTCAAACGACTAGTAGATTTCAGTTTGTATAGTGTAAAATATGTAAATTCAAAAGTAAACAAATCTCGAATTGAACCATGGAATGACAATTGGGTAAGAACAAGTTTTTTACTCAAAAACAATGATACTTTTTTTAATGGTGATAAATACATTTATATGGAGAATTATGAGTACCTTAATACAGATACAAACGATAATTATTCACCTAAAGACATGATACAAAACGGTTTTGATTACTTTTATAAGATTATAGAATCAATGTGTAAAACAAATGATAATATTATTCAAACAATGATAACTATGCGTAAGGATAACAAATATTCTATGTCTATATGTTACGATAATCATAATAATCCTCCTAGTTTCAAAGCGCCTTTCAAAGAGGTAAGCAACCCTTTTATTTCGATAGAATATAGCAATGCCGAAAATACCAATAAACTCGTGATTGAACCTCAACATTGTTGGTTTGTAGGAAATTCTATGCTATCATCTATTCATGTGAGACAAATACTTGAGTACCAAGAAGAAAAATTTGATTTTGATTTAGACTATATATTAAATGTAATTGATGTGGATATGAATATGTATACAATTAAGAATCATCAATACATTTACATTAATGAGGACGGAAAAGCAGTATTGAAAAATACCAATCCTGTAGCAATTGATAAAAATAATTCTGAATTAGATAAATCTATGTCCGATGATGAAAATTAATAAAAATAAATATAAAGATTAATATTTATACTAAGTTAAGGGTGTGTGGATATGGCCAGTTTTCCAGCCCAAAACAACTTGCATGGTAAATGGGATTTGTATTTCCATTTACCAAACAATTCTGAATGGGGGTTATCCAGTTATTCTAAAATAATGGAGTCAATTGACACTGTCGAAAGAGTATTAGAACTAAACACACAAATAAGTGATAAAATCGTAAAAAATTGTATGTTATTTGTTATGCGAAATGGCATAACACCTATGTGGGAAGACAAACATAATAGAGATGGCGGTTGCTTTTCATACAAAGTTAGCAATAGATTTGTACCTGACGTGTGGAAACATCTTTTTTTCCTATTATGTGGAGAATCACTTTGTGTTAAAAAAGAAGATAATCAATATGTAAATGGCATTACCATTTCCCCAAAAAAAAACTTTTGTATTATAAAAATATGGCTTGCTGATTCACATATACAAGACCCAGATACTATCACCAATATTAATAATCTGAACAAGAATGGCTGTTTATTTAAAAAACACGCACCTGAATTTTAGTTGACAAAATTGAATTTAATATTATCTATTGTATATTAGATAAAATTAAAATGAAAACGGAATATGTGCTTGTATCAGGGATATCCATGCCAGTGGAATACTGGATAGGATGTAACGCACAAGATAATTTTGATATGATAGATGAAGCAAGACAAACAGACTTATGGTTTCATGTAAATAATGAATCATCCGGACATGTTATTGCCTCTATTCCGGATGATATAAAACTAGATAAGAAGCAATTAAAAAAGATTATAATTCAAGGTTGCGTAATATGTAAAAAACATTCAAAGTATAAATCTAGTCAAAATCTAGAAATAATTTATACTCATGTTGGTAATCTCGTAAAAACAAAACAAATAGGGAAGGTTTTGTTACGAGAATCCAAAGTATATATGTTATAATCAAAGTGATGGCAAAGGCACTAAGCATAATTTTATTTCACCCAATGATGCTACATCGTATTTTACAATAAGAGGCAAATCATTACCTAAATACATTTCAAGATGACTACATAATGGAGTACACTTTATAAAATGACTTAGACTTTTTAATGAAAACTCTCCTTGAAAAACAACAGACGCATCATTTTTTTGTATGAAATTCATATTGCCATTTGATTCAGAACGGAAGATTCTGGAACTCGCAAAATTGCCTTCACATGAAAATATCATGTCGTTTCCGACAGACTTTATTTCTATGCGGTCGGAAATACCATTTAAATCACGAACAATCTTCTGAAAATCGGAAGAAGGCATATTAATTACTGTGGAATAGGTGACATCAGGGACATTCATTTCTTCCATGTCAGGTTCAATGAGGCGCAATTTTTGATTGTAACATTGCTTGATGTCGCCATTGTCATATTGAAGTCCAAGGTGAGAAACAATGCCATCGTGATAATCTGCTTTATCAATGTAAATAGACAATGTATCGTCATTAGACATTGTTGAAATCACTTTAAACAGATGAAGAGTATTCGCACATATGATAACTTTTTCGGGCAAACATACATACTTTTCAAATCTATCCGCATTTAAAAATACATTCACCAAAATAGTTTGAGTTTTATCAAAATTAATAATCTTCATCCCTTCTTTTGTGAAAGTGATTGTAGCATCAGTTAAGATATCTTTTATAGCCGTTATCATGTTACGAATTGGCTGAATCTGTACGGTTTTGATTGTTAATATATTATTATCTTCGTTCATTTAGGTGTATATCCAAATATAAAAATTATATGCGTTTGTTTTTATATTTTAACAAGAATAAAGTTATTTATTTTTTAAAGTGTATTTTCTACACTTTCCTTTTTTTTTACAAGTGGCTTTAGCCAATTTTAGTGGTTTGCTATTTGGTTTACATCCTTCTTTCAAAATGTCTATATCAATAACGCTTGAATTGCCACCAGTTAAAGAACTTGCCAACCGTCCAATGCCCCAAGAATCTGGAGTTTGATTTGGACGTGAACCACTAGAATAGTACGCACCTCTCCCTTTGTTAACTATTTTTTCCATTGCTTCTTGAGAACATTTGGTTTTTTTAGCCAATTCTTTACTCGGTTTTATACTATCAATATTATACATGTCTTTTGCTCTACTTACATGTGATGACTTTTTTGATTTGAACGTTCTTACCTTAGGTCTTTGAAAGTATTTCCCTTTTTTATACTGTTTTCTAGATTTTAGTAAGTTTTTTTTTTGAAAAGCTTTATCTTTTTTATTTAACATGTCTGGCAAATAACGATAGGGTATAGACATTGTTGTTAATATATATAGAGAAAAAGTATATACTCATTATATATAATGTCTACTCCCGTGGCTTTAAATAGTGAGAATTACAACGCACTAAATGAAAAAATTATCGATATTATCAAATCTGGAAAACGTGTTTTGATTAATCTTTATACTAACGCTGAAGGAACTACTTTCGCAAGTGATTCACATGGAGATATCAAAGATAGAGAGGTGTTAAGTGCCAGTTATACCGAGTCTTATAAAGACGCTGAAGGCAACATGACAAATCCATTTGTTGTCATCAAATTCAAAGACAGCAAAGATATGGTGAAAGCCGAATTTATTGATTATTTCACAAATATTGATTACGTTGACGACCATTGGTATACTCTTTCAACCGCAAGTGTTCCGTTCAAAAGTTTTGGCAGTGGAGCGATTGCTGTGCCTAAGAATTAAACTTGGGTAAAATAACTATTTACATTTATAGTTATTTTATTATTTAAACGCTTGGATAGCTTGCTTGAAGCAGCATTCCACATTGACCGTCTCCATTATTATATTCATCACCACGTCCTAGTAGAATATAACCATTTTGTCCCCATGTAGTGCCCCAAGAATTCTTTACCATATAATAGTCTTCTCCGTTCAATGAACCATATCCAACCGCAAGAACTCCATGGTCTAGACCTGTGCCGCACGAACCAGTGAATACACCGGATTTATACAATTGAAACGATTGTTGGTCGGCTTGGATCGCGATCGATACAGGTTGATTGCTAAGAGCAGACATCATGTCTTCATCCGAACTAGGGGGTACATCATAGAAAGATTGAATTTGACTACCATCCACGAGGTCACAGCCGTCTTGACATGTTCCAGACGTTCTAGTGTTTCCAGATACATAGGGATAATCTTCTTCAGTACATAGTCCACCATTATTTTTGATCCATGCGAATGCGTTATCCATAAGACCTCCATTACAACCCATGTCCTTTCCTCCATTTTTACGAGTATCACAATCAACTAATTGCTGTTCTGAAAAACTGTCTAATTCACCATTCTTAACAAAAAACGCACCTTCCAAAGCACCAGTAGTTGAAAAACTCCAACATGACCCACATTGTCCTTGATTTTTAACAGGGGTTACAGCACCTTTGTCTACCCAGTTGACAGACGAAGGTAAGGTCAAATCATCATTATGACAACTCTTGATGCATCTTACCGTATCTGCCAAACATTCTCCTTCTAGGTCCTTTACGCAACCAAACGTGCATTTTGCCTTCTCCACTTTTTTATGTAAATGTTCGGGATGGAAGGTCAATTCACTAACTGATTTCGACTCTTGTGCCTTGAAACCCAAATAGTTAGAAAACTCGTCGACATCCATGCCAGAAAATTGATTATGACCGAGCTCATAAGTCAAGTTCTGTGAATTTGACATTTCAATAAACTCGTCATTGAGTTTCCACTTTCTCAAAACAGAATTTCTATGAATATCATCCGAAAAATGAATGCGATGGGTTGTAGCCCACTCTTCAAAACGTTCAATTAGGGTTGAATTTCCCAAAAAAAATAAGTTCACTAGCACAACTAGAATAAGCATTATCTAATTGTTATACAATAGTTATTTATTTTTATATTACTTCTAAAATGTTATTAAATAATTTATACATGGCCGCATGCTTCATAGAAATAGAAATGACTACAAGTACAGTTTGTTGGCTGAATTTTTAATGAATGTCGTATGTCATACGGTTTTGCGTTATGGTTACAAATTGGGTGTATCTTGTTAGGATATTTATATGTTTCTGTAAAATAATTTATAAATCTGGATAACTCAGTAACAATGGTTGTCTTTAATGATTCCATCCTTTCAATAATTTAATTTTATGACAAATATTATTAAATTATTTCGTTCAATTTTATAAAAACCGCAATTTTCCTTCTTCAAACTTGCCAATCGGGTCAGGCATTTGCCTTTTTTTGTTTTGGAATTCTTCAAAAGCAGCAAAATCAAATACATCATTGTCTATTTTTACGAATCTACGACCATCTTTTAGTTTGAATTCAACCGCTTCTACTTCTTTTTCAACCATTTCTTTTGTTTCTCGATGTTGCTTGTCCATATCAAATGAAGGATAACTATTGAATGAATTAGATTCTACTTTTCCTACACCATAACATACTATTGGATGGTCTTTTGATGTATTTGCGTATACATTACAATCAATCGCGGTTTCTTTGACTGCTTGTAGTATCTGATTATTAATTTTCTGTTTCTGACTAGCGATTTCATAAAGATTTTCATCCGTAGTCACCGGTGTCTTTTTATCAAATCTACTAACATCACGAATGCGTAGCTCAATATTTTTCTCATCTATTCTTTGTTGTTCGCTTAATGTTGTTACATATAAAAATACCTTGACGGTCCTTAATTCTTCCGGCAAATCTTGATGACTACAAATACGTCTAGCACGTCCAACAACCTGGTCGGGTCTCACCATGTGCCAGTACGGCTCAACAATATGAACGTATCTTGTATTCTTAAGGTTAATGCCTTCCGCACCAGAAGATGTAATCATAAATACCTTTATTACCTCTCCTAACAGATTATTTTCATATTCCTGTCGCAGTTTGTTCGCTAAGTTCTGCGGAACAAACTCCCAAGAACCATTGTAAATATTTCTGACTATCTCTTTTTCTTCTGCTGTTTCTGTGCCAGTATAAAGCACAAATCTAGGCTTGCCTTCATCTTCTTCTTTTTCGATTATTTGCCATTCGTTGTTTTCCTTTTGAATTTTGAATTCTGCGAATCCATTTGCTAGCAATACAAGCCTCAAAATACCTATGCCTTCAAGTGTTCTGAAATTGCTATATAATAGATGTAGCCCCTTGTTTTCGGCATCAACTATATTCAATAATATCTTATAAAATTTTGGACTTAACATTTCTAACATAGCTCCTGTCAAGTATTTCTTTTGCATGGTAGATTCGTCATCCTGATTAATCAATTCTAACGCTTTTTCTATCCTCTCCGCATAGTTTTCTTTAGGTTTGCTTCTATCATCATTGTCTTCTACATTAGCATATACGTCTGCTTCTTGTACTACTTCGTCAGGTATGATGTCTAGCTCCATCTCTCCTATTGCCTTTTCATCTGCGTCTGGGACAGGGCGTTTGATTTCATCGGGAAATGTAAAATTACATGCTGAACGAGAGAAAATTCGATATGTACTTGATACATTGAATAATTCTTCACCTTTTCCACCAGCCTTTCGTTGTCTTTTGCGAATATTTTTCTCCCTTTCTGCTTCATCTTTACGTATAGCTTCGTAAATACTGAATTGATGTCCCGACATTTCACTTTTTACAACATGATACACATCTCCTTCTTCCGTAATTTCAAAACGAGGTAACAAGTCCTCTTGTGCGCTTCTAAAATAAGATGTTAGACCTAGAATGCGGCGCTGGAATAAGTTCATGTTCTTAGCATTTTCACTGTCTTCATCAACAAAAGTGCTTATGAAATCATCTGATTTATCCATAAGTGATTTATTATTTGTCATAGTAACGCCGGCCTTTGTAGTCTCTAAACCATGTTTAGCTAACACATTCAGTACTTTCTTTATAAAATCATCATCGCTTATATTACCAGCATCGTTCAATGTCACGCCATTATACCGTTCAAACACTTCATCTGTCGCTCCTCCTTTTAATTTTCTAGTCTTTCCATCATGTTTCACTGGTTTCTGTTTCTGAGTACCTTTCAATTGTCCTCGCTTTTTGGAATTAATGAATCCATAAGGATTTCTTGTAATAGTAAGTACATTGCCACTATAATTGACGTAATCAAATGTTCGTAATCCCGCCTGGTCTAATATCTTTAAAATATAACTTGTATCTACTTTTACATTGGTAGTAACATTTACATTTATGCTCCATGTTTTTATATAACCACGCAATATATTAAATAATATACCTATCTCATTGGGATAGTTGATAATAGGAGTTCCTGTTAGAAATACTATACGAGCATCTTTCGCACTCATTAAATAATCATACATTTTGTATGATATTGAGTTAGGGCTTTTGATTTTATTAACAATTCGACTTACAAAGTTATGTGCTTCGTCTATTATGACTACCGAGTTATCAAAAGGATTTATTGTAGAATTCTCTGTAATTTTATTCATTACGTTGTTATTCAATCCATTATAATTGATGTCAAGGTACTTTGAACGAATCATCTGATTTAATTGTTCGTCAATTTGTTTTTGCTCGTCTGCTGACCGTATTGAATAATTAGGTTCTTTTTTAATATCTAATAACCAAGCGCCTCCATTATTGCGTACATATTCTGCAGGAAGTGAAAGGGCCCGGCTTAAAATGCCAGTATATTCTGGTTTTCCATCTATTGATACGAATTCCCAATACTGATTCTTTTTATAAAGGTCATCACCACATTTTTTTAATTCACTAAAAAAATTCATCTTCAAAGAAGCTGGGGTCATAACAACTACTTTTTTTGTTGTTTTCATTCCTTCAGCAATTGCGATGGAAGTACATGTTTTTCCAGAACCTAAACCGTGGTATAACAACAACCCTCTATATGGTGTATATAGGTTCAAATAATCCCGTACAATTTTTTGATGTGTTAGCAAATCGAAATCTAATTCATCGGTTGACTTGTCACAACTTACAGAACCAGTCATTTCTTTTATTTCATTTTCCCTTGGTTTGAAGAGATCTTTTAATTTATTAATAAACAATTTACGATTATTCAAATAATACGGCGGAGCTAATACTAGATTCTTCTCCCTTTCTTTTGGTAGCCTATCAATTACTTTTTGGCTTCTAATCACAGCAGTTGTCAAATCAACTTTATCTAGCAGTTCTTTATCAATAGGTTCACCTTTTTTAGCTCTTGGTTTACGACCACGTTTCTTAGGTTCAATAACCACCTCGGGTTCGGGTTCCTTCTCTTCAACTACTTCCGGTTCGGGTTCCTTCTCTTCAACTACTTCCGGTTCAGGTTCCTTCTCTTCAACCACTTCCGGTTCAGGTTCCTTCTCTTCAACCACTTCCGGTTCAGGTTCCTTCTCTTCAACAACTTCTGGTTCGGGTTCCTTCTCTTCAACAACCTCTGGTTCGAGTTCCTCCTCTTCAACCACTTCTGGTTCGGATTTATCACCTATAATAATAGTTGTGTCTGTCTTCATTAAAGGTGGAATATCTTTTATTTCTATAACTGATTTATTTGTTCGATTATCAGGTTCTCCTACTTTTACAGTTAACAAATTTTTTTGTCTTAATTTTTGTAACACAATATCTCTATCAAAATTAGCAAATTCTGGTTGTTTTCTTTTGTCAATTATCGAAATTGGTTTACGAACGGTGATTTCATCGGGTTTATCCTCTTCCATTTCGATTAGTTCTTTTGGTTCTTCATCAATCACGTCTTTTTTTGGATTTATCTTTATTTCAATCGGTTTATGAGGTTTCGGATTTGTTTTTGTTTCTAATAATCCTAAATATGAGGATGGAATATTCATAACTGTATACTATATTCTTATAATTTTATTTAATTGCCTTTTTACGAAATACAATTAGGTGACATAGAATAAAAAATGTATTTTTTCCGAACTATATTAATTTTATTAGAATTGGTCCAAAATACGAATAGCAGTTTCACATGCGACCTGCTCAGCTTTCTTTTTGATTTTATGAGTTCCTTCACCTAGGAAGACGAAAATTTTATTATGTTGTGACATATACATGTGAATATCGTTGTAAGCATTGAATGTTTTTATGTCTATAGCATCTGTTGGTTTGACAGAATGTAAGGGCTGACCCAAACGTAGATAGACACCCATATGATAACCATTATCAACATCATGTTCTTCAATCTCAAGATAGTCCGGTGTCACTTTGAACTCTTTTTGTATTTTCACTTGGAGAATATTTTTATAATTGTCATCATTTTTTATAAGTGTTATCCAATCGACATGCTTCTCAAAGACACTTTCTATAAATACTTGTGACATCTGAAATCCTGGACCACATACGAACAATTTTTCAAACCATTTGTCCTCATCTACAATATTCATGCGATTAAAGTCTAGAAACAATGCGCCTAAGAATGCCTCAAATAAACAGCCTAATTTTTTGTGATTCGTTCGAATCTGTTTAGTTTCGGCGTGTTTAGACATAACATACCAATTATGAAGACCCATTTCATATGCCATTCGACCAATTGATTCATTTTTTACCAAAGCAATTTTTTTCTCTGTCATAAATCCTTCGTTCTCTTTAGGAAATCTTCTATATAACGAAAATTTTGTGATACATTCCAATACACCATCTCCTATAAACTCTAATCGTTCATTTGATTTGGTATACAAGGGTAGGCAGTCTTCAGGTTTCTCTGCCAATACAATATTGTTTTGTTTATTTTCAATATCAGGTCTCTTGGTATAAGAGCGATGGACGAAAGCACGTTTATATAAATTATAATTATGAATAGTCACATTCAATCCGTATTTTTTCAAAATTCCTTCGATTTCTTCGTTTGTAATAAGTTTATTTAGGGGGTTATATGGGTCAAATAAATAAGTATCTTCTCCATCTATGTTCTTCTGAACGATAATATCTTCGTCAATATTCATTTTATTAGGCAAATAAAATGAATGTATAAATGCTTATAATTATTCATTTATTCATAATTCAATTTTGTATTCTTTTTATATTATAGAAAAAATATTTAGTAAATATATATTATAAGATATGGTGCTAATGAATGCTGGATCAAGAGCGCGTAACGCGTCATCAATTACTAACAGACATCAGGGCGGTGGAATGAAGAAGGCCGGTCTCCCCGAGCAAGTTGGACGCACTTCTGGTGAGTCTATTGCTATGCATGGAACTTCTCAGAAGCTGTCTGTTCTCCGTATGCCTATGACCTCGCATACTAGACCTTCTCGTCCTATCGGAAGTCTCCCCATGAACTTCCGTTAAACATTTTTTAATTGTCGAAGAAACAATATAATAGATTGTATGATTTATTATATTATTATGAAAATTATTATAGACGAACGAGAACATTCTTTGTATGAAAAATGTCAAATTTTAATGAGTCAGAAGCCTATTCCAAACATCATTGTTATCAAACAGGTTCTCGAACTAGGAGATATGATAATCAAAAAGGATGATGATGAAATAGTTTGCATTATAGAAAGAAAGACGTTTTCAGACCTTTTATCATCAATAAAAGACGGTCGGTATGAAGAACAATCTTATCGCCTCCTTCATTCTAGCAATACACCACCACATTCAATTATATATCTATTGGAAGGGTTGATGTCAAACCTAAGAACACCTATTGAAAAGAAAATAATTCAATCATCTATCACTTCGATGTCTCTTTTCAAAGGGTTTAGTATACACCGAACATCAAATACACACGAAACCGCAGAATGGCTATTAAATACAACCGAAAAAATACATCGTAATTTAGAAAAAGGGTTACTTATTTATAATAAAACAGGACCATATATAAATTCTATTTCAAACAATGACTTATCTAGAAATCAGATTGAGAACCCAATACAAGAACAGAATTACTGTACGGTAGTAAGAAAGACAAAAAAAGACAACATTACAGAGAATAATATAGGAGAAATAATTCTATCTCAGATTCCTGGCATCAGTTCTATAACAGCAATCGCAATAATGAATAATTTTCAGTCATTTCCTCATTTTATGAGAGAATTCAATGAGAACCCATCATGTATCGAGAACCTACAAATCACAACAAATAACAAAACAAGAAAAATAAACAAAAACTGCGTTGAAAATATCAAGAGGTTTTTATTAGAGTCAAAAAATGATGTAAAATATTAATACCATTATAATACATAACTTGTTATAATGAAACAACAATATTATTATGATCCTAAACATGGAGGGTGTTTGCGTGTGATAACGAAGGAAGGTCCGAAACAATTTAGAATAAAAGGTGCGTATGGGAGTGATGAAAAAGAATCGGGATATTGGTTTGCTAACATAGAAGAGATAGACATGATAGAAAAAAACGAGATAAAATACAATTTAATAGTCGATTTTTCGGAAAAGAAAGAGATTACCCATAGTAAAAAATTATATGCACGGAAAGATAGAAGAAAAATATATTGGGAAGACGGAAATATATGGAAACAGCTTTATTTTTGAATAATCATATAATTATATTCATTATATGATTTATAGAACATCTATTGGGTTCTCTACAGTGCTAGGTATGGATGGATAAAAAGCAGTGTTTTTAGGAGTACTTAATACTGGTTTAGATACAACTCTGCCTTCGTATTTGCCTGATTTAACCGATTCTCTTGTATAATCAGCACCGCCCCAATTTGAATCTAATGGATTATCACTGTGTGGTCCAATTTCAGTAGACTTATGTATTACATCTAACTCGGTTTCAATACCAACGTACATGTTGTGCGCGTCAAAACCAGCATACATGTCTTTGTTATAAGGCAGGTTATCTCTGTTCGCGTCTGCGTATTCAACTACTGGTGTAGAAATGCCGGTAGAAGCAGGGAGACCACCTTGTAAATCAAATGGACTGGGGCGCATGCGATATACCTCGTCACCCTGTGCGTTCATTTCAGTTTGAAGGTATAATACAGGACAATTTTTCCCTTTCTTTTTCTGAATTTCTAAATAGTTGATATATTCATCCAAATTATAGAAAGGCAACGGATTTTTTCCTTCTTTTTCAGGCTCATTCGAATTGTATAACAATAATACGTTGCCTTTTTGAATTAACATAGTCGGACATGAACCAGATTCCATATTTTCAGTGAACTTTCTTGCAGAACATTTTATATTGTCTGCTGTCATTATTAAATAAGCTCCTGTAAAAAATATAATAGATGACAATATGACGACAATTATTTGCAACTTATTCATTAGGATTATATTATATAATATACTATGAAAAAAACAGACAGAATATAGTTTAGTATTAATATATTTTCATATAATATAGCATTATGGCTAAAACAAAGACACTAAATAAAAAAAAAACTGTAGCCAAGAAAGCAAATAAGACACGAGCTAAGAAAACCAATGACTATAAAAATAAGAAAAAAGCAAAACCGCAAACAAAGAAAAATAAAGAAATGTATGTGGTATTATTTTATGCTGATTGGTGCCCTCATTGCCAACATATGAAACCTGAATGGGAAGAATTGAAAGACGCATATGAGAACAACACTAATGTTAAACTCATTGACATAGAAAGCAACGATTCAAATAAAAACGACATTATTGAGGAATTGAATAAAAAAGTGAATCCAAATAATATAATGATCGATGGATATCCAACAATCCTTTCGGTCAATGGAAATGAAGTGGATTATTATAGAGGTGAACGAACCGCGAATATGATGGGAGGATGGATCCGAGGCAAGATGACAGGAGGTTATAGAAAGGATTTACAGGGAAAGGCCTCTGTAAAAAATACTAAGAGCTCAAGAAGAAGCAAATAGTAACTATATATACAAAATTGAATGATAAAATTACAAATAGTATTAATACAAAAAGGTAATACTATTTCAAATAAATTAAACGTTTCATTACAGACAAATACAATGGAGCAAAAGAAGAAGAAACCTGTTATTTACAAGTCTTTTCGTTTGTTTGATTATAACATATACGATGAAGGTCAGGGAGCCGACCAAACCTTCACCGTTCAAATGTTTGGTGTCAACGAGAAAGGTGAAACATTCTGTGCGTATGTAAATGACTATAAACCATTCTTCTATTTAAAAGTAGGAGATCACTGGACCTCAAAAGAGGTAACCCAATTTATGCGAGAAATAGTAAAAGAATTAGGTGATATCGCAAAAACAGGCATAGTATCACATAAATTGGTAGATCATCACAAATTGTATGGATTTTCTGGAGGGAATAAACATAAATTTATTAAAGTTGTATTTCAAAACACAATGATAATGAGAAAGCTTAAGAACCTATGGTATATGTATCAAGAAAACCGCTGGGGTGAAAGAGAAAGAGTAAGAAAAAATCGTGAATTCAATGGAACTACTATAGAGTTGTATGAAAGCAATATTCCGCCATTATTGAGATACTTCCATGTTAATTCTATTAGCCCGTCCGGGTGGATAAAGTATAAAAAACACAGAGTGATTACTATGCCAAAAGAGTCTCGCAAAACAACATGTGATGTAGAAATAACCTGTTCTTTATCAGAGATTATTCCTGACCCAATTAAAGAAACTTTGGTCCCTTTCAAAATATGTAGTTATGATATTGAAGCAAGTAGTAGCCATGGTGATTTCCCTCTTCCGAAGAAGTCTTATAAGCGCCTAGCATCGAACATAGTTGATATGTTTATCAATGTTCGTAGTGTATTAAAACCGGAACATGCAGATAAAATGTTTCGACGAGCGTTATTGAAATCATTTGGTTACGACAAGAACTTCGATGAAGACATAGACTGTGTATATCCAAAAAGGAAAATAGAAAAAGGATCATTAGAGGAGAATATACAAATATTCTTAGAACAACCTATTGTAAAACTAACCGAAGGAATGCATGAAGACACGGATAATTTATTAAAAATAGATGACGTATTTGAGAGTATGAAAGAAGCTGCGAATAATGATGAAAATAATAACATGGATAGTGACGCCACGCAGATGGTGGAGCGCAACGATACAGACCAACCTGTATATAATAACAATAAGAAGACAAAAAATGTGAAACATTTGAAAAAATCAACTATAATTGACTTCCTTATGAATGATAAATATACCCGAGAGGAGCAAATAAATGAAGTAAATAAGATTTTGACAGATAGTACTCGAAGAAATACCGGTCTTCCTCCATTAGAAGGTGATAAAGTGACATTTATTGGCTCCACATTCATGAATTACGGGCAAAAAGAACCTTATTTGAATCATTGTGTAGTCCTAGGAACATGTGACCCTGTTCCTGGAGCTGAAATTGAAACGGCCGAAACTGAAAAAGAGCTCTTATTAAAGTGGAATAAACTTATGCATAAAGAAAATCCTGACATTATTATCGGATATAATATATTTGGTTTTGATTACGAGTTTATGTTCCGTCGTGCGGAGGAAACAAATTGTGTTAAAGAGTTTCTCACATTGTCTAGAATTGTAGACCATATTTCAAAAGCCGACAATAATTATAATAGTTCAGGCATTCAGATTATTAATACAAAGATGCAGATCGCAAGTGGTGAATATGACCTACGCTACTATAATATGATTGGCAGACTTCAAATAGACATGTATGCTTATTTCAGAAGAGATTTCAATCTTTCGTCTTATAAACTAGATGATGTTGCCGGACAGTTCATTAGTGATAGCATTAAAAAAGTAGAGAGGTGTGAAGACGAAGATGGAAATCCTATTACAAAATTGTATAGTGCCAATCTAATGGGATTACACGCAGGTGATTTTATTCATATTGAACTGAGTAGCTTCACTTCCGATTATTTCAAGGATGGCAAAAAATTCCCAGTGAAAGATATTTTGTATAATGTAGAATATGAAGCCAAGGGCAAGACACAAACAAGTAACGTAATTGTGATTAACGACCACCAGCATATAGATGAAACAAAGAAGCTCAGTTGGGGTATGGCAAAAGATGATGTTACGCCACAAGATATTTTCCGATTAGCAAACGGTTCATCTTCTGACAGGGCTATTGTTGCGAAATATTGTATTCAAGATTGTAACCTGGTTCATCACTTGATGAATAAGATTGATGTAATTACCGGCTACACAGAGATGTCAAATATTTGTAGCGTTCCTATCAGTTTCTTAATATTCAGAGGACAGGGCATTAAACTAACGAGTTATGTGGCAAAAAAATGCCGCGAAAAAGACACATTGATGCCTGATGTAGAGAAGCCCAAGGTAGCAGAAGGTTATGAAGGAGCGATTGTATTGCCTCCAAAGTGTTCTATGTATATGGACAATCCTGTAGCTTGTGTTGATTACTCTTCGCTGTATCCGTCATCAATGATTAGTCAAAATTATTCACATGATAGTAAAGTATGGTCGAAAGAGTATGACCTACAAGGGAATATTTTAGACCATAAAACACAAGGTCAATGTGACGCCAATGGTAACTTTGTCTATGATAACATGGAAGGTTATGAATACATTGAAGTAGAGTTTGATACGTATGAATATAGACGAAGAACACCAACTTCGAAAGCAGAGAAAACAAAGGTTGGGAAAAAAATATGTAAATGGGCTCAGTTGCCAGACAATCAAAAGTCAATTATGCCTTCTATTTTGGAAGAGTTATTGAAAGCACGAAAGGACACGCGAAAAATGATTAAGACCGAGAAAGACCCATTTATGCAGAACATTCTAGACAAAAGACAGCTTGGATATAAAGTGACCGCAAACTCATTGTACGGTCAATGTGGTTCAAGAACGTCTACATTCTACGAACAAGATGTCGCGGCATCGACTACTGCTACAGGAAGACTTATGATACATTATGCTAGACGCATTGTCGAAGAGGTATATGGTGATAAAATTTGCGAGTCTAAAACGAATGGTACTGTTCGGACAAAAGCTGAGTATGTATATGGAGACACAGACAGTGTATTCTTCACATTTAACCTCGAAGACCCAAAAACTGGTGAAAAAATAAGAGGTTACAAAGCATTAGAAACAACGATTGAAATCGCACAAGAAGCAGCAGAGCTATGTACTCAATATTTGAAACCGCCAATGTGTCTTGAATATGAAAAGACTCTCATGCCCTTCATACTATTATCCAAAAAGAGATATGTGGGAATGCTTTATGAAGAAGACCCCAAAAAGGGGAACATGAAATTTATGGGATTGTCATTGAAACGTCGTGACTCATGTGACTATTTAAAAGATGTATATGGTGGAATTTTGAATATATTAATGAAAGACAATAGTGTTAAAGTCGCTATAGAGTATTTGAATAATGCGTTGTTAGATTTAATTGACGGCAAAGTAAGCATGGATAAATTAGCTATTACAAAGGCTCTTCGTAGTGATTACAAGAATCCTCATCAGATAGGCCATAAAGTGTTAGCTGATAGAATTGGCGAACGAGACCCAGGAAATAAACCTAAACCAGGAGACCGCATGAAGTTTGTATTTATTGTTAATGACAAGAAAAAGGCATTGATGGGTGAAAAAATCGAAACGCCTGACTATATTATTCAGAATAATTTGTCAATTGACTACACACATTATATTACAAATCAGCTAATGAAACCATTACAACAGTTATTTGGCCTAGCGTTAGAAGAGATTTGGACGATGCAGAACAAGAAATCCGCAATCAAGACATATTTAAAGGATGTCGCAGTCATTGAAAAATCATGTGATGGGGATCTAGAATTATTCATGAAAAAACGCGAAAAACTATCTAGTTCCAAAATTAAATTATTGTTGTTTGATAAGATTTTACAAAAAATCTATAATAAAAAGAACAATATTCAGACAATTACAAAATTCTTTTCCAATGGCGAAGAAGAATAAATTGTAAATTCACTATTTCAATTACAGAATTCTATATTGTAATATTATAGATGTATAAACGTTTTTTTATTTACCTGCTTATTGTCCTTATATCATTCACAAATAATATTATTCACGATAGCTGTGAAAAATATAATGTCAAGATATTAAGCGTTAATTTATTACATCATTTCGTTTCAATTTACTCATGGTTTGGAACGTTAATATTCGGACATCCTGAAATACATTTATTGTATGTTCTCACTATTATTGCTGGATGGAATTACTTTGGTAACTGTATAATAAGTGATTGGTATAATCATGCGTGTAATTTGGATAAATCAACCAATCATAAGGACATACCTTACTATTTCATGTCTTATTTAACACATCAAGACCATCAAAGTTACGATTATTTAATATATGTTGTAGTATTGATTGATGTTGCTTTAATCGCAAGGAAATATTGTAAATAATCCTGTATACAAGGTTAACTCCCGCATCAATTTATATGCGGTTCATACCATCGATAATAGCTCCCTATATTATCTAAATAATAGGCGGATACCCACCCTAGTGTACCGGATATAACATCTCCAATGCGGTTTAAAAATGGGTCGGGATGACTTTTGCCACCAGGCCATATTGTAATATAACGATTGATTACATAAATGCTTGTGTGTAGGTTCTCAACAACCTCATATAATATATGTAATAATATCCATATAGGCAATGACACACCCCAAAAGTATGTTATGATGCCTGTCGCAAAATGTAGATAAGAGTATTGATCCAACAAAATAGACATATAAAGTATGCATAAAACAAATAAACGAAAACAGAATAATGTAGAATATTAAGCAATAATTTTATTAATTACTAATAGTAATGAAATTATTATAGAATTGACAGTTATTGTCCGGGAGCAAATCTATTTGTTTTCAATTTTGATTTGATTATGTTGATTCTTTATAAAATATTTCAAAAATACAGAATGTTCGACTAACCACATGCCAGCACTATTTATAAAATCTATTATTTTGTTATCTGTTTTACGTTTTATGTCTAGATATAAAACAACCCTGGTTTTATTGGAAGGGTTCCTTACATAATGATAGTACATATCATCAAATACAATGCCTTCCCCATTTTTCCAATAATATTTTTCATCTCCACAAACAATATATGGTTTATCCGAGTGGTCTACGCTATTGTTGTTTGGTATAATGATGCCTAGATGGTAACGTAAATAACCTTTATAATAACCAGTGTGACCGGGAATTTCAACACCCGGGTCTAATATACTAAAAAACGCATTATGTATTTGGTCGTCTTTTAAACAGTCTATTGTCCTAGGGAATTGTCTGGTGTAACTTTCATCAATATTGCCAGCCCTTTTCAAAAATAAACCTCTCCAACAATTTTCGTCGGTTGAACCATTTTCTATTGTGAACCCAGGATTTGTTTTTTTTATACATTCTGCCTTATCTTTACTTGTAAAATCATTATATTCTGATATAATATCTTTGTAAGATTCTTCTATTTGTCTTGATTGTGGGAAAATATGATTGTATTCTTTTATAAAAGGTGGATTTTCATAGTAAGCAGATAATATAAAAGATATAATATTGATTATAGGCATTACCGGTAATAATAAGATAAAAGTTGCTAACGCATAAAACAATACCTTAATTGATAGAGGGCTGTTTTTACCAAAGACATATGCTAGGTATATTACTAGAACCGTATAAGCCATCCAATTTATATAAGCTAATTTGATATTTACATTCATTTCTTGGTGAAGCTTTCCTATTCCAGTACAACCATAACACATACCCGGCATTATGATCGTTGCAATAATCGGCAATAACTCTATCAAAGATAATGTCAATAAAATAAACACCACGATATACGAAACTGAAACTGACTTTTTCATACCTATATATATTAACTACCTAAAAATTTGTACTTACAAATTGTAATTACAAAAGTTACAAAATTGAATACTTATTAACCCATATTATTCTACCATAAACGAAACAACAATGAATTACTCCAACTCGGACTCAAGGTATATGGACGCAGCCATTTTAGAGGCTCAAAAATCGGAATTAGCATACAGGTTAGGCTGCGTTGCGGTAGCTTCCGGAAAAATAGTAGCAAAAGGTTATAATAACTACAGAACATACTCAAAAGATGGAATGATAGACGGAGCTTGTTCTTGTCATGCTGAAATAGATGTATTAAGAAAATGTCTAAAGCAGAATATAACCAAAAAGTTATCTCTCTACATAACAAGACTTTCAAATAACAATGACCTACTATGTTCCGCACCATGCATTGACTGTTTCTTAAAAATGAGAGACTTCAATATTAGGAGTATTGCCTATGTAAATCACGATGGAGAAATAACAAAGAAGAATTTTTCGGACTTTCAAACATTCCACAGAACAAGTGGTTACCGAGCGATTAAATCTAAGCGCGTAAAATGCTTTTAAAACATAATGTTATTTGTATTTTGTAAAATTATGTTTTTTCATAAAATTGAACGTTTTTCAAATATTTACAAATGATAATGAAAAATTACAACAACTTCAATAACGACTCAAAAATGAAATTCTCTTTTGAAATACATACTACTGCTAGCAAACCAATTATTATGAGTTTTGACAATGACCTTCCAATGAAATATTGTTACAATGCTCTTATTCAGGAGATTGAATACTGTACGGTACTTACAGAAGATGTCATAATAGATATATTCGCTGAAGATTTATTATCAAACAAAGTAATTTCTCTATCAACACGTGATGATTGTAATATAGAAGAGTTTATTATATCGAATCGTGGTTTCTTTCCAAGTTCACCTGTTACAAAAAATTTATATAAGGTCTTTGTAATTGACAAGTCGTATCTTACAAGAAGAAAAAACAATAGCAATGAACTGACTAATACAGATATTGGCAAAGAGGTTCAATCCAATCAATGGAATGACTTGACACGCATTATAAATGATACTAAGAGTTTAATTTACTTTTAAACCAATACAACACAGACAAATTGTATATTATGTTTTTATTGTAAATTATATGAATTTTTCTTTTATAATAATATAATGCTTTTGAAAATACTTTTTATCATTTCTTGTATATTTAATCATAAAAAATATACAAAAATTCGAACATTAGGCAACCACATTGAAATGCCTACAGAGAACGATAAAAATTTGTATATGTTAACAAGATTTTATGAATGCTCGTTGGTGGAGTTACATATGGATGGTTTTGATAGCAGGTATAATAACGATGAACCTTCTATAGAGAAATTGTCACAGAATTTATTGAAACAACAACTTCTGAAAACACTAGAACATCCAGAAATCAGTATTCATGATAAAATAACCATTATTGATGACTTTAATTTTATATTTGACAAACATCATTATGATACAAATATATTTGAAGGAGGGTTAATCGATGATTGGGAGTTTGAAATATAAATATACAGCCTTATTCCGTGTCATTATTGATGTGGCCCTCTAGTGGGTTAGTAGATGCGTCTGGAATATATAAAATATATTCAGAATTCGGCATTTCATACTCAACTATATACCTTATTCTATTACCAGATAAATCTATTCGACTAGTTGTAATTTCTTCTTCACCAGAGTTAATATGATTTGTTACATTGCTATCAGTTGTAGTCGACGATTCTGTTGAGTTTTGTCGAGTTACAATGTCCGACTCGTCATTATCATTGGTATGTTCTCGAATATCAAATCTACACACAGGGCATCTTACATTGCGTTCAAACCAGTTATTAAACGCGGTTGAATTGAAGACATGATTACAATGATGAATCCTTCGTATTTGTTCTCCCTCTTGAAAATCTTCTAATGTTATCGGACAACGAGAAGAATAATTATAACTCGTGTCACTTGTATATGTAATCATTTCACTAGCCTCATCAATTTGCTCCTGTGAAGGTGATACAACTACATTTTCAAAATCTGTTGGCATATTTAGTGCCCTCAATAATAAATCAATGCCTATCATATCTCCTCTAGGAGTAGTACCTTCATTCGTAAATGTTCCACTATTTGTACGATGAAATGTGCCTCTTTCTGCTCTTCCTATATTCATGACTCCATGATTGGGTTGTCTATGATGTTGTTGATATGCACGACGATTATCTTGTCTTTCAGATGCGATGTTATGTTGGTGCTGTACGTTCAATACACGCAATAGTGAGACAAGTGTAGAAATATTATGTGAATAATCGCGCATATTATTATTGTAACCAATTGTGATATCGCGTATGGTCTGTATAGAATTCATCAAGACAGAATAATATTGCGTATTCATAAGCGTATCCACATTTCTAGGTGAACGTGTATTTATATTTGGATTATGGTTTGGTGTAGTTGGTGGGACAACACTTGGATTTGTTCGTGGAGGATAATTCAAATTAAATGAAAAAGGGTCATCTCTTCTATTTGTATTATTATTCGCATTGGCGTTGTTTGTGGAATAGTTATTCATGACACTATCCATAAACGTGGACAATTCATTATCTAAATCTCTAAATAAATCATTATCATTGCCAGACATAAAGTTTATATAAAGGGTGTAAAGAGATTTTTATACTCTAATACAATAAAGAATAGTACTAATTTTAAATGGATTTATCAAAATATATTGACAAAGGAATGACAGGGATAGAAAATATGGGAAACACGTGCTTTTTAAACGTGTGTATGCAGATATTAAGTCACACATATGAATTGAACGAATTTCTTGATTCAACCAAGTTCAAAAATAACTTAAAAGACAATGATGACGCAGTTATATCTACTGAATGGAATGACCTCCGGAACGTGATGTGGTCGTCAAATGGCGTTGTTACTCCTTCTCGATTTGTAAACAATGTTATGGTAATCGCAAAGAGAAAAAAAAAAGATTTATTTACCGGATTTTCACAAAACGACATGTCAGAATTCCTTATGTTTATAATTGATTGTATACATAATAGTGTATCTAGAAGTGTAGAAATGACAATCAAGGGTAAAATAGTAAATGTTATGGATAAAAATGCGGTTGAATGTAATAAAATGTTGAAAGAAATTTATACAAAAGAGTATTCAGAAGTATACGATATGTTTTATGGGATTAGTTTTACTGAAATCATTTCAAAAGACCGTACAACCCAACATGTCTTTCGACCAGAGTCATATTTTATGATTAACCTTCAAATATTGAATGGAGACAATGTAATGAAAGACGTATATGAATGTTTTGATTTTTATACACAACATGAAATACTTGAAAACGACAATGCTTGGTATAATGAAGATACTAAGCAGAAAGAAGATGTGATAAAACAAACACAGTTTTGGAATTTCCCAAAAGTATTAGCTATAAATTTCAATCGTTATACCCCCGATGGCATGTCAAAAATAAACGCACATGTATCGTATCCAATTAATGACCTAGACCTATCGAAATATGTAAGAGGATACAATAAAAACTCTTTTCAATATGAACTATATGGTGTTGTAAATCATTATGGAAATTCAAATGGAGGGCATTACACCGTTTTCATAAAACATACAAATAACCAATGGGTCCATTTTAATGATGAGCGTATAGAAATGATAAAAGACGAAAAATTACTTTCTAGTCAGCACGCATATAGCCTTTTTTATCGTAAAAAAAATAACCTACTATAATATATTAATTTGTATTATGTCAGAACCAGTAGATATAGAAAATACAGAATTGGAAAATAATAATCAAGAGTATCAAGTTGAAGAAACATCTAATAACATTGATTTCTTTGGAAATGAGACAACCACATACGTGATTACGTTTATTATTGTCTTTATACTTGCGTATTTCATTTTAGGGAAATTCATGAAAAATACTGTATCTAAAAGCGATATTTTCATAAGTAGATTAATTGATTTCTCTCTTCTAGGTGTATTAGGTATTTACATTTTTTCTTATTTGTCGTCTAATAATTATGAATTGAAGTCAGAAGACATAGAAGAAACATATAATAGCATTATAGCATATTTAGATAACAATATATCTATTGTCACTACTACTGTAGTTGTGTTAGCATTCTACATGATTACATATTTATTTGGCGTTCCAATGACATCCGAAACGAAACCTATGAGCATTGCGATAATCGAAACAGGATTGATAGCAGTTATGAGTGTAGTGCTATTTGTGTTTTTCTTCAAGAATGTTCTCAATATATCATTAACCGACGTTATACAAGACATCAAAGACAATATTTCGGGTGTTGAAAAAGATAAAGAACAAGAGGAGGATGGGGAAGAAATCAAGGAAGATGCGGTAGAACAAGATATACTCCAAACAGATTTAAGCAATGTTGTTATTCCCGACGGCAATGAAGTATTCAACATATCAACTAACGCATATACATATGATGAAGCAAAAGCTGTGTGTAGCATATACGGGGCTGAGTTAGCAAATTACGACCAAATCGAACAAGCATACAACAATGGTGCGGAATGGTGTAATTATGGCTGGTCTGAAGGACAAATGGCTTATTTCCCTACTCAGAAGTCTACTTGGACTGAATTACAAAAGAACCCCAAAGCCAAGAATAACTGTGGACGTCCAGGCATAAATGGGGGTTACATGGGAAATGCGAATTTGAAATTTGGTGTAAACTGTTTTGGAAAAAAACCAAGCCCAAGTGACGATGATGTTCGTCGTCTAGAGTCTAAAAAATATCAATTGTACCCCGAAACTAAATACGACAAAGAAATGAAAAATAAAATGGAGAAATGGAAGAAGAATGCTGACAAAGTCTTACAACTCAATTCGTATAATCGTAATATGTGGTCTAGATATTAGATGCTCTACCAAATAAATTTTTATTTATAGATATAAAAATTTATTTCACTTTTCTACTCTGTTTTGTAGTTACACTTTTCTTTTTTTCAGTCTTGTTATGTGATTTTTTATTGTGTTTAACGCCATCAAATAATGCGTCGAATAAATCATCATTTATTACGCCAATTTCTTTGATTTGTTTATATTGAACGATAGGTTCTCGACCATTTAATTGATTATACTGTATTAAACCAATTGGAACGACCAAACCATCAAGTCTTTCCTCTCTGTTATAGACATCACTCGCACCTCCTGTTATATTATTGTATTTTGATACTGGCATGCCAGCGATATTTCCTCCAAAAATTATACTTTCTTCACTCATTATACTATACAAATAGATTTATTCCTTCTTATAAAAACGCCGAATATCTGTACTTGTAGTTTGTTCGCGGTTATCTTTAATATACTTTATAATGTACTCAACTTGTGTTTCGTCTGCGATTATTTCATGCAAGCATTTTTGAATATAATTGTAAGTTAACGCAGAGTATTCTTTCTTTTCATAAAATCTAAGTTCTCCATCTGATATTTCAATATTATTATTGATATTATTCGAACTCATATATGACGTTATATTTTTTGTTAAATTGTTCTTCAGATCTCTCATCTGTTTTACTTTTACATTCACTTCTTTCAATTTACTCTCTAAAATAACCCAACGTTGTACGTCATCTATAAGTTGTTGCTTCGAATTCACTACAAGAGAAGTATTTTGTGTTGAAGACATTTCTTTATTCATGTTTATATTTACTAAATATGAATATTTTATTTATAACATTTATTTCTTACTCTTTGCCTTTTCAGATTTATTCTTCTTAGTCACTTTTTTGGTCTCTTTCTTAGGTTGAGTTTGTTGTTTCTTGCGCTCTTTTGAAGCATCTTTCAAGGCTTGCTTGAACGAATAATCCTTGTTTTGTAGTTTCTTCTCATTGTAGAATTTAGTCACGTAGTCAGTCCACTCACTCATGTTATATTATAATGGTACATAAAATTATTCTATTAAATATTTGGTTGTGGGTCTTGCCAATATCTTCATCAATAATACTAGATTTACAATGATCATCACAAACAAAAATAAATTAAAAAAACAGATGGACCAAATATATACATATAAATCATTGTAAATAATTTCAACTAATGGTTCAAGTACCGTCTTGATATCTTTTTTTATATTTTCATCTTTGAATAATTCTATACAACTATCTCTTATTGATTTCATTTCTACTGTACGGACACAATTTATTTATATTTATTTGACGCGTTGTAACAAATATAAATATATCCCCTTTCTTATCTATACTATGTCTATTTATTCCACTAACAAAGACTTTGAAACATTCTCTTTTGATTCGATTGTATTAACTAAACCTGGTCCTATTGAAAATGGCAATTATTTTATAAAATTTCTAATAGACAATAATAATCTATATACTCAGCCCCCGAAATGTGTAACCCGCAATGGCATTATTAACGTTGGAAAAAAATGGTATATTGACCTGATGTTTACAAATATAGACGAACAATTTATTCAATGGGTAGAGAACCTTGAATCATACTGTGTGAATCATATTTATAATAATCGAGAAAAATGGTTTGACAGTGATATGGAGCTACATGACATCGAAAATTATTTTTCAACACCCATGAAAGTCTATAAATCTGGAAAATATTATATTTTAAGAGTCAATATTGCCAACCATTTAGGCAAACCCGCCATCAAAGTATATGATGAAGAACAGAACGAGTTACCAATTGATGCTGTAAAAGAAAACCAACAAATTATGAGTGTAATTGAATTCAAAGGAATTAAATGTTCAGCACGAAGTTTTCAAATTGAAATAGAACTCAAACAACTAATGACTCTTACGCCTACCAATTTATTCGATAGCTGTGTATTTGGAAAACGCGAAGACAAGTCAGTTCCAATAAATAACAGTGATATGGAAAAGCATATTGAAACAGATGACATTAAGAACGCATATATTGTAGATACAACAACACCCAATGAAGAACGTATTGATAATGAACCAAATGAGATTATCAATGACATGATAAAAGATGTAGAAGAAACTTCTATTGATAAATCAAACGAAATAATCTTGCCATCAGAGAAACAAGAAATAGAGACAGAATTACCACTTCATGTAGAAGAAGATAGAGAACCTGACGATTTAGGGATTTCAGAAGGGAATGATGGTGAAAAACGAAGAGAAATAGATGACTCTAATGAGAAATTGTCAGAAGAAAATATTAGTATTGACACTCTTGATATAACGCCCAATAATACAGATTTTGAAGAAGTAAAATTAGATTTAGAAGAACTGCCGGAAGATGAAACGTTTATTTTGAAAAACAGAAAGGATGTATATTATGAAATGTACCGAGAAGCTAGACGAAAAGCAAAAATAGCAAAAGATATGGCAATGGCATCTTATTTAGAAGCAAAAAACATTAAAAATACATATATGCTCGATGATATTGAAGACAGCGATATTAGTGATTTTGAAATGAGTGATTCTGAATAAATTATTTAGGTGTTCTAATTTACTATATAGCTTACACTATAATACAAATTTTAGGGAATAATTTAACTTTATCAAAAATAATTTTGTCAAGCGTTTATATATAAAGATTACAATGGCTAAAAATTTTATGCAAACTGTAAAGACTTTTCTTTCCAAATGGGGAGTTGTTCTTGTAATTGCCCTCGTCCTTCTTTGGGCTATCAACCAATACTCTGGTTCTAAATTATTCAATCTTGATGGCATGAAGACAGGAACTCCCGAGAAGGAGGAGAAAGAGGAAGAGAAGGCCGTTGCCCCTGAGGCAGCACCTGCTCCCTCTGCCGATGCCGGTTATGCGATGCAGCCTGTCGCAAACCCAGTTGACCTGCTTCCCAAGGATGAGAACAGCAAGTTTGCTGAATTGAACCCTGCTAACATGAATACCGGTGATGTCATGGTCCCCGATCTTCTCCAAGCTGGATACCATGTTGGTCTGGATACTGTCGGCCAAAGCATGAAGAACGCTAACTTACAGCTTCGTTCTGACCCTGTCATCTCCAAGAAGGATGTCGGGCCCTGGAACAATAGTACCATCGAGGCTGACGTTGTTCGCCAAGAGATGGAGATTAGCAAGTAAATATTCTAACTATTGACTAATTATTATTTTATACTTACGATAAAGTATAAAATCATAAATTGGCTTCTTTTATTTTTGATTGCATAATATAAATGGATAAATCGGATCTTTTAGGTTCTACAATGATTTTGCTTGTGGTTGGCATGTCATTGTATTATTATATTGTTAATCAAGATAGTTTTTTGTTGAAGTGTGTAGTATCTGGTGTAGACGGCAATAAATATTGTGTAAGAGAGCGAAGCAAAGTAAACAAAGCAGTTGATTTACTAGCGGAAGTAACAAATAAATGTAAAGACCTAGTAGAATATGTGAAAAATAAACATCCAAACAACGAGGCTGTAAAACGTTTAGTCGAAAACTTTAACCCTAAAAAAATAACTGAAACTTTGCCAACAAGCTCTTATACAGCTTACAGCGAAAATAAAGGGGAGAAAATAGCGTTTTGTTTAAATAAAAATAAAGGCAATAATGAAGAGCTTATAGACAAACACACTCTCACTTTCGTTGCTATACACGAATTATCACATTTAATGACAAAATCCATCGGACACAAGTCCGAATTTTGGCAAAATTTCAAGTTTTTGTTAAAAAACGCAAAAGATGCTGGAATACATCAACCTACGGATTACAAACAAGAACCACGTGAGTATTGTGGTATGGAGATACATGATAATCCTTTCTATGACGCATAAAATTGAATGATTTTAATACTATTAAACTAATACTATTAAACATATATATTTATTATGACAACTTTCAACGATTTGCCACAGCATATTCAATTATACATTTATGAATTCAATCCAGAACATAGAGCCTGTTTAAATCGAGTGCATGAAGATTTATTTGCGGATTTCCATATATATAATATGTCTTATGTATTGGATGAACTTATCAACAATTACGAATCAAACTATGATTGTGACTATGAATATTGTGAGAAAAACATACCAGCTGGTGAAGAAATAGAAGAAATACTGGAGTTTCATCCAGACCTCCATCGAGAACCGCAAACATTCCATTTTTGTGACGAGCACTGTCAATCAGCAGGAATGTACTGGATACGTGACGGGTTTAGAAAATTCTTTCGCAATTTCAATCATAATACACAATAAACATTCTACTTTCATAAAAAATGGGACAATCCATTTTTTATGATACTAATTTATTATTTCAGCTGACTTATGCCAGTTTGATACCGCCAACCAGGTTGGCGCCGATGCCGAATCCAGCACCTCCACGTGCGGAACTTCCCATAGCAGGGATGAAGACATCCAGGATAGCGAAAGTCGCAGCAGCGGTCAGTGCGATCACAATGATCTCCTCAAGGTTAATCTTCTTCTGGGGGATGGCGAAAGCAGCAAGAGCCACAACCAGGCCCTCGATCAAGTATTTGATAGCGCGTTTAACCAACTCAGTCATATCAAGCATTCTACTAATATATAATATAGACAAACAAAAAAAAAAGCTTTAACATTAATATTAAAATACTCTCACTAAAAATACTTAAACACTATAAATAGTAATATTTATAGAATGAGTGATTTCGAAAAGAAAACTCTAGCTGATGGGTCTAAAAATCCTAAATACATCGATTTATGTGATGAAGATCCTTCCATCGCAGGACAAAAGTTTTCTTGTATGTCATTTGTATCACCTGAAAAAATTTTAGAAAAAAAAGATGTGTATTTATTTAATCAATTTGTAAAAACATGGGAATTCTCTAAATCAATGGAACGGTATTTTGAGTTCATTCACTTTGTTGCATATAAGTACAATCTAGACGCAAACACCCTTGTTAATGATTTTAATGAATTTGTCATTGAAGAGGGTGCTAAACTCAAGAAGAGTGGTATCGAAGACGATTATAAAAATTTCTTAGATAAACAGGAAGACAAACTAACCGAGCAATTTAATAGGGATAACGCTTTTCAGACATCAGTTAGAGGTCTAAAAATTCGCGGAACTTTCCCTTCTCAAGAGGAAGCCGAGCAACGCGCTAAGAAACTTCGTGAGAACGACCCAAATCATGACATTTTTGTTGGACCTGTAGGTGTGTGGATTCCCTGGGATCCTGATGCATATAAGACCGGAAGGGTGGAACATCTTGAGGAGGAATTGAATGCTCTTCACAAGGAGAAGATGCAGAATGAGGAGAAGGCTAAACAAGAGTTTGAAGAGAGAGTCCGAGAATCTAAGAAGAAGGCCATTATGGAAAATATTGAGAAGGCTAAGCAGAGCGGCAATGTTCTTACACAGACAATTGATGAGGAAGGAAACTTAAGTGGAGTGAAAGATACAGTTAACTTTGAAGACCGTGAAGTATCCGAGGTTGAGGCAACCAACTTGAGAAATGAACTTGTAGCAAAGGACATTGTTAAAAATGCTAGCGACAGTAAAAAAGAAGATTAATGTAAAATTGAATACATTTTGAAATAATTATTATTGATAGAAATTAAATCAATAATAATTCAACAACAACAACAACAACAACAACAACAACAGCAAGATGGAACTTTTCAAAGAAATACTATTTTGTGTAGCAGACCCCTGTATGAAGGGATATAATTCAGAAAACCTTTTTGAAGATAATTATACAAAACTACAACAGTACGTTTCTAGTAAAAATCATTACAAACATGGAAGGTTAACACTAGCATTCGCAAGTGTTAATAATGTAAATTCTACCACACATGATAAGTTTCAGGTGATAGGTTCATGTATAGATAATAAATTTGACATTAGTAATCATTCACACGATTACATGGATACCTTCTGTAAAGCACAGAGATTATATCACAGCCTTTCAAAATTCGCATTTCTCTATAAATATAAAAGAAGCAAGATACAAAATCAAGAAGACATGATGATGACACCTATATCTGCTCAAGAGAAAGATGTTGTATCTATATATGAAAATAATAATCGTTATTTGTTTCGAATTAGTGAAATTCTAAATATTGTAAAAACTAGTTTATGTAATTATATCGAGGGTCTTGAATATATTGAACCGAAGCCAGTTAAAAACCCATATACTAATATTCCTTTCGCCAAGTCGTCTCTCTATAAAATGTACTTTGTAGCGTCCAAAAATACTGTTAAGACCCCTGAACTATTCCGCTTCTATTATCTTTGTAATTTCAGTCTATCAAGATTGTATACTGAATACAATCCATATATCACAAAGTTGGCTATAAAAGATTTTATCAAAAACTCTCCTATTAACACATTGTATCATAAAAGCAAAGAAATGTTACTAGATGTTGAAGAATTTGCTGATGTAGATTTTAAATTTTCGATTTCACAACATTTTGACAAGGCGTTATTTGTAAAAGTAATGAAACCATATCTTGAATTGTATCTAATTACCGTACATAGCATGGACAACTTTCATTCTAACAGTTGTCTTGATGAGTTGAAATATAAATTGAAATTATTATACACTAATAACCCGAAATTTGGTAGGAAAATTACTCGTACTATAAGTGGGTTTAATAATGAAAAAAACAAAGTACATACATTCTCATCTGATTATACACCTTATCGATATGGAAATATGACAGACAACTATGAAGACTGTCATTACTACGATGGCTTTGTAGACGATGTTGAATATAGACTTGACGATGATATATTTGAGACTACTAGAAATAGTAGAATAACTCGAGAACGTGCGTATGGTTTACTCCCCGAACATAGAGAAAATGATAGTATTAGTCAAACTACAACGCCATCCTCCCAGAGGCGTCGCATTATTGGTTATAACCAATCATACAACTTTATAGATTCTGACGCAGAGGAAAGGATGGAAGATGACAATGACACCATTACAGTTTCTTCTATTGATTCTACCGATCAGCAGAATGATATAGCGCTTCATGAAGATGAAGATGAAGATGAAGATGACACAACAATTATAATAGACAATAATGGTGATGTCAGCATTAACGATGGCGGCGAATTAACTATCGGTTGTCTACAAACAGATATTGATGATGATATGTCCGTTAACGATGGCGGCGAATTAACTATCGATTGTCTACGAACAGACAATGATTGTCAAGAAATAGAAGAAGAAGAGATTACCGAAGAGATATCAATAGATAGAATAGATGAACTGACAAAATTGACCGCCCAAATTAGAGAATTGGTTAATGATAGCAACATATTAATCCTTGACGGCAACGAGAGATTATCTTCATTGCTAACACAAATAGACAACCTTCCTTCAGACAATTAGAAAAATATACATAACTTATTGTATTTATTATATATATTTTTTACCACTTAGTTTTTTTAACATTAATAGTTGGACCTGTTTTCTTTTTCCCTTTACTAGGGTCATATGCTTCATCCTCATCATCAGACCCCATATTTTTCGATATTTCCCAAAATTCTTTTGAACCTAATCTGAACGCGGGATGATTTTCAGCTTTATACCAAAAAATCTGGTCGTTTAGTTTATTTGATTTTGCGTTATTATTGATAACCAAACACTCATAATTTTCAGTAGTTTGGTCCATGACCGCACAAAATGACTCTAATGTTGGGAACATACTTGCGTAATTTTCCCAAATCCTTTTTCGGTTTGTCAAGTATGGTTCTCTTAATATAAATACATAATCTATATTTGTTCTCAAGTTTGGAGGTATTCCTAATGGATACTGCATTGTAATTATCAACATAACCTTCCAATGACGCCCATTCATGAATAGCAATCTCATCATTTTGTCGCGCGTCCATGATTGGTCGTATAAACAATCATCCAGAATCACAAATGTACGAGGGTCTATAGTCGTTCGCTTATATCGCGTCATTTCTGCGTTCACTTGTTTCATTACCGTCTTTTGACGTCTTAGAATATTTTCAATCAAGACAGTATTGTATTCTTCATGAATAAATAATTTAGGTACATGTTCCGCATAAAACCCATTTCCGGCTTCAGTTCCAGACATTACAGTTCCTATCGGAATGTCTTGATGATAATATAATAAATCTCTTACTAAAAATGATTTTCCTGTATCACGACGCCCTATCATGACAATTACCGGGCCCTTGTTTTCATTTGGTTTAAACGTAATTTCGCGCATATTAAATTTCTTCAATTCTAACGTCATATTATTAGGATATTATGATATATTGTTTGTATAAATTAAACGAGGTTACTTTATAATTAGTTTAAGGTAATTAATTTAAATATAGAAATCAAATATAATATTATTAAATGAATATTTTTGATATAAATTCAATCAAAGATAAAAATGTTAATTTGCCATGTTTAACAAACGTCAATGAGACATTGAATAGCATCGACCATAAGTTCGATTATAATGCGTATGATATATCTGGATTACAACTGCATAATCCTATATATAACCGAATTTTTAATTCAGGTGATACAATCGAAGATATTAGTGGCATTTCTTTAAAACATGAGTTTCATTTATATAGTAACGACCAAGTTATTTCACGAACAACAAATGATATTACAAAAGCGCCTATTCATATTAAATATTCACCTATACTTGACCCCCTACGTTATATGGTAGGGAAATACAAAGAAAATATGAATGACTTGAGCAGTTTGCCTAAATTGTCTACCAAAAATTCAGGCATAACAAAAATAAATGACCCCGACAATTCAGCATATACAGACTGTTTTTTTAATTACCTTGTGTATTTCTTATTTACAAAGCATAACTTTGTACATGGCTTGAATTTTTTTGGAAATTACATTGGCATCCAATCAAAGTATAAAATGAATATAACTGATGATGTAGACTACTTAAATGAATCCATTTTTTTTAATGAAAATGTTAACAAACTTTTTGATGTAACGGTCGAACAAGATAAGCTATCGACTAATTCTAGGTGTAATAAAAATAAATTAAGATTCAGTGATTCTCTGAAACATAATTTATCAGTTTATTCATTGCCCGACAATAGTATAGACAATATAATTGAACTTGACGCAGATATGAATATGGTATATGATAAAAAAACCATTCCTCTGAATACAACCGTTTCTAGCGATAGTAGTGATGATAGCGATGATAGTGCTTTGAATTATAGTAGTGACGAAGAAGAATTGTCTGTTGATTCAAAGAATTCGGACGAATATTTCCCAGAAGATGAAGATGCGACTATTTCAACCAATGAAGATACTTCTTGTTCTGAGTATTCTAACAGTGATGACGAGGACGAACAATACGCATACATCCATAATTTTCCTGTAAATCTGATTTGTCTTGAAAAATGTGACGGCACTTTTGACGACTTATTGGAGAGTGAATCTCTTAGTGATAAAGAAGCGAATAGCGCTCTCTTCCAAATTATTATGATTTTAATAACATATCAGAAAGCCTTTCATTTTACACATAATGACCTTCATACAAACAATATTATGTATTCCGCCACGAATGAACGCTTCATTACTTATAAATATAATAATGAGTATTTCAAAGTTCCGACCTTTGGTAGAATATATAAAATAATTGACTTTGGCAGAAGCATCTATAGGTTCAATAATCAGACGTACTGCAGTGACAGTTTCTCTAAAACTGGAGACGCCTCCACTCAATATAATTGTGAACCTTTTTTCGATGAAAATAAACCAAGGATTGATCCAAATCAAAGTTTTGATTTATGTCGTCTTGGATGTTCCATATATGATTTCATAATTGAAGATGATAATGATACTTCATCATTTAATGATTTTCAACAAATTGTATATGAATGGTGTTTAGATGATAACAATAAAAATATTCTATATAAACGCAACGGGGAAGAACGTTATCCGCAATTTAAATTATATAAAATGATTGCTCGAAACGTACATAATCATAAACCAACCGAGCAATTAAATAAACCTTATTTTTCACACTACAAAACAACCGATTCTGATAATAATATTACAGATATTGACTCCATTTTGTGTTACATATAACATCTTGTTTCGTTTTCCAATATTCTTTCGCAAGATAACCTTTGATATTATTGTTCATTAAAAATAGCTTCACCGGGTCATTGTTTGTTATGTAATATTTTGAAGGGATCTCCCAGCATTCTGGTTTGTCACTATCTTTGAATATCAATTCTTCTTGAGTTTTGTATTTCAATACATTGGTTTTTTTTTTGTATTCATGCATAATTTTTTCTATTATATAAATTTGATAGAAAAAATTTTTTTTCGTTCGTATAGTGCTTTATATTCAATTACGTATATTTACTTTTGAACTCATCGGGGGTTAGGATAGGAACATTCAACTCGATGGCTTTTTTTGTTTTATTCGATACATCTTCTTTTGATTTTACGATTAATGCGAAAGTGTCTTTTTTTACTGAATCTACAAGTTCTCCTCCGTGAGCTTTTAATGATTCTATTATTTCCGCATCACGGACTTTTGTCATTACTACTTTCTTCCCATATAATTGGTGGGATTTATCTATTTTCAATGAATTCTGTAATTCATCTTTTGATTTCACTTTTTGCGACAGTTTGTACTCTAACTCACTTTCTTTAAGGAATTTCATAAAAGCCGGTATATTTTCAACAAAACTATTTGCGTTTTCTTTTCCAATACCGGTGACAGATTGTAATTTCTGTTTCTTTCGTTCAATGGTTTCTACATCTGTAAGTATATTTGGATGGGCTTCCATTATTGGGCCAATCTTTCTCTCACCAAGACCACGTCCGAGTACGTTTGACACTGACATCACCTTTACTAGACTGGCTTCTTTTGTTTTTATCTGTATGCTATTATGCACTTTGTCTATCATCTTCTCTTTGAAACCCTCTACTTTCTCAAAGTCTTTTTTTGTCATTTTTAATATCTTAGGAATAGAATTGAATCCCGCTTTGATAACACGCTTTACGTTTCCTGTCGATAACCCATCTACTTCAATCCCTGTAAAGAAAGCTGTTATGCGTTTCTCTAATACACTCTGGTCTTCATCAATATTCTCAACAATTATATCCACATGTGTTTCATTCCAATGATATGGCACTAATGGCATTTTCGGATTTTCCGCAGGTTGTACGATACTCTTGATATATGGAATCACATCGCCACTTCGAATAATTGTTACGACTGAACCTACCCCAATTTTATTTGATTCTATAAAATTAGCATTGAATCCTGTTGCGTACTCAATTTTTACACCACCCAAATGAACTGGCTCTATTTGGATTTTGGGTTTCAAATATCCATTCTTGCTCGCAGACCATAATACATTGACTACTTTTGCTTCAGCTACTTGGTCTGATATTACCATCTTAAACGCAAATGCGTGGTCGGGATTTCCGTCTTTTCTAGGATGTATTTTGTCATCTGTCACAATGACACCATCGATTTCATACATATAATCTGAACGCCACTTCAATAATATGTCGGATAACTCATCGTTTGTTAAGTTCTTTTTCGTTTCATTCAACACAACATTCATATTCAAACTATTTAATTTTTCCATTTGTAATGATGGTTTCAACTCAGGTCGTATCATTTCATATGCTACAAAATCCACATCTTTTACTTTTTTATCGATCGTCTTGCTATTAATGATGCCAGACACCATATTTCTCGGGTTGGCGAATTCATTTTTGTATTTCTTGTCAAATACATCTTTTCTTATTATGAATTCGCCACGTACGACTAACCCCTTCTCATTCGGCAAATTATTCAAATGTTTGATAAAATGGGAAATATCTTGTCCTACTTTTCCATCTCCTCGTGTATACAACTTTGGTTCGTCACCTTCTGTAGTATATAGTCCACTAACTCCATCTAATTTACACGATAATACATAGGGACCGGTGTATTTCGCCATCCATTTTACTAATGCCCCTGTATCAGGTTTGATTTTATCCATAGAAGGCATGTTATATGGAAGAGTTACTTTATTTTTCTTTACAGGAGCACCTATTACTGTTATCATTTCATTCTTAGGATACTTCCTTTCCGCATATTCCTTTACTATATCATATTCATTGTCAGTTAAAATAGGAACTTTGTTGTAGTAGTCATCGTTTGCTTTCTTTATAAAATCGGTCAGCTGTTTCTCAGATAAATCCTCTATCACATTTATGCCCTCATTCTTGAATGATTTTGCTATGTTTTTATATGATATGGCTTTTTTTGTCATTTTATTCTCTTTCTTTGTACTTAGTGTTGGCTGTAATTTGGGAACCTCTACTGTAATAATTACCGAATTTCCATCGATACGGTCGGTCGGCTCTTTGTATTCCATATTCAAGAAATCAAATATGTCTTTCTCTGATACAAATATTTCGTTCACAGGGGTTTTCTCTTTGTCGTTATTTCTTATACTATGTTCGTTCATTGTATAACCCATTGTTAAAGCATGACCTCTCATTACCGTATTGAAAGCCTTGCTTCCTGTGAAATATAATACGGCAAACGGATATTCCTGTTTGGTAGTAAACATGAAATCTACCCGTCTAGCAGTTGAACGTCTCCCTAATTTTGTAATGACTAGACATTTTGTATTGCCCTGCGATAATATTTCTGTGATAATATTTTGTTTCTGTAATTCATCTATGAATTTTGGGAAAATGGAAGGGTCTTCTGATGTAATAATTACATCAATATCACCTGACGTCTTCGCACCACGGCGATAACTACCTACAATCTCATATGTGGCATCGACATCTTTCGCAACTACTTTGAATGCGTTTGTAAATTCACAATCGTATTTGTCAATTTCATTTCGAGGTATGCGTTCTAATATATCTTCATAATGCTTTAACCCTACTTTTTGTATGTTATTCAACACGTCTTCCTGCTTCTCTCGTAGCTCTTCGATATTTTTTATTCCTTTCTCCACTAAATCCTTTGCTTTTTTGGGACCTACACCGTATATATCACTGAATATTACCATTGGGTCATTTTTGTATCTTTCTAACATTCCTAGTTTTCCTGTATCTTCATACTCAGTTAATTTTTTTAAGATTGTCTCACCTATTCCTCGTTTCCCTTTCATTTGTTTGGCGGATGTAATATCATCCGTTTCCTTCAAAATAGTCTCCTGTGCTTTTGAATACGCACGGCTCTTGATGAATTCACCCTTTTTCATCATCAATTTGGATAACTTATCCAACATATCGGCAAAAGATTCATTCAATCTCGTCATATTCTTACTACTTGTATTATTGTGTGTTTTTATCTTTGAACTATTTGTTAATTTATTGTCAATTTTATGAGTTTTGTTGTATTTTTTATTATGGTTCTTTAATGTCATAGATTGATTCATAATATATTATACTAAAATATATATTATTTATCCACTACTACTTCTTTTAATACGTTCTTTATTATCTTCTGTTTGTTCTTTTCTCGTTCTGAACCCATCCCTCCTAATGAATTTGTCATTATTTCCACAAATTCTTTATCTTCATTCGAATCCATGATTACATGATTTGGATTGTCCTCTTTCCAATTATTCAGATTATTCAGATTTTTGTTCGCCACACATTCAATTGCCGTTTTCATTTTATTTTTGTCAGAATCTTTATCCCATTCATCATTGTTTTTTATGTAAAGTGTTTCTCGTTTTAAATCAGTACAATGCATTGGTCGATTATATGTATCCATCTCCTTCAATTTATCTGTAAATATTTTGGTTATTCCATCTATATATCCTAGTCGTCCTGTATTTTTTAAGTCTTCTACTGATAATACCATATTGTCAATGAAATCAGATATATTCATAGCATCTTTGCATTGTTCGTTTAAGAAAAAATTTAGATTGAATTTATTGTTTGTTGTATTATTGGTTGTATTGTTTATAGTTTTCCCTTCTTTCACAGCTTCTAATAATTTATTTTGTAATATTTTATTTTCCTCTTGTTGTTCCAGTAATTGTTTTGATTGGTCTAACATAAGTTCTTTGAATTCTTGGTTCTGCGTTAACAATTTCATCACTACATCAGTATTTATGCTGCCACCTGGTTCAACTGTAGATTCTTGATATAGTTCTGCCCCTACGCATTTCTTTTTATGGTACCACAATGAGTTTCTAGCTTTAAACGAACGTCCACATATATCGCATTCAAAATTATTCACTGGAGTCGGTTTTGGGGATTTATCGTTCAAAGATATTCTATGTATGTGTTTACGTGTAGACAAATGTTTGGTATAATCTTTTTTATTGCGGGTTTTATAGTCACATATATTACATGTATATTTACAAGGGGATTTATTTTCAGACATTCGTTCTAAATCGTTCTATACTATTAGAACAGAAAAATCCCCAAATCATTTTTTACAAAAAATACTTATGGTGTCGTACCAATATTTATATTTCTATTTTTACAGCGTTTATTAGTGAAACCCGAAAAACAGGAATTCCATGAAATAAAACTTTTCTAATATTTTCATTTTGGACATTTTTAAAAATGTCCATTTTCAAATTTTTCACCGACTTTTTTTTTTCAAAAATATCACTTGTCCACTATTACTTCCTTTAATACATTCTTTATGATTTTTTGTTTGTTTTTCTCTCGGTCTGAACCCATCCCTCCTAATGAATTTGTCATTATTTCCACAAATTCCTTGTCTTCTTTGGAGTCCATTATTGTATGATTCGGATTATCCTCTTTCCAATGATTCAAATTATTCAAGTTCTTATTCGCAACGCACTCTATCGCCGTTTTCATTTTCTGTTTATCCTCGGATTCTTTCAACCATTCGTTATTATTTTTTATATAAAGTGTCTCTCGTTTCAAGTCAGTACAATGCATTGGTCGGTTATGTGTATCCAACTCTTTTAATTTATCCGTGAAAATCTTAGTTATTCCATCTATGTATCCCAATCTGCCCGTATTTTTCAAGTCTTCCACTGATAATACCATATTGTCTATAAATTCAGATATGTTCATCGCATTTTTACAATGCTCGTTTAAGAAAAAATTTAAATTGAACTTATTGTGGGTATTGTTACAGTTTGTATTATTGTTATGGACTGTCTTTCCATCTTTTACTGCCTCTAATAATTGACCTTGCAACTTTGTCATTTCTTGTTGCTGGTCTATAATTAATTCTTTAAATTCTTGATTCTGTGTTAACAAGCTCATTATCATATCTGATGTTATTGTAGTTGATGTGTCTGAAACAATTTCTTCCAACACTTTTTCTGAATCTTGATTCTGTACTGTTAACTCTCTGCATTTCTTTCTGTGTTTCCATAGACCAGAAGTCGTTTTGAACTGTTTGTTACATATTTCACAAATGGGATTTTTTGATTTCCAATTATTTCCATTTATTTCCTTCACATGTTTTCGAGTCAATAGATGTTTTTCATAGTCTTTTTTGCTACCTGTAATATAGTTACATTTATTACACTCATATTTTTGAGGGATTTTTGAGGATTTTTTTCTTTCCATTTAGGTTAATATATGGAAATAAAAAAATCCCTAAATAATTTTTTATAAAAAATATTTATGGTGTCATACCGAATTCTTATGTGTCGTTTTGACAGCGTTTATTAGTGAAACTTGAAAAACACGAAATCTTCGAAAAAAAACTTTTCTAATATTCTCATTTTGGACATTTTTAAAAATGTCCAATTCTCAAAATTTCACCGACTTTTTTTTTCAAAAAATGAAAATATAACCTTAATGTAATAATTTAATGTATTATACATTATTGACAGCATCATAGATAGCATAAAACAAAAATATATAATGTTTTTGTTTTATCAGTCACAACATGAATGAAATCGTACTGTTCTACCTTCTTGTTCTTCACTCATGCTTTCTTTTCTCCCTTTATACACACTCCATCTAGGAATAGTATCGCTATCGTCACTTGTATCACTCCTATTGTCTGCGATTGTACCTTCATCTATAGGTTTCTTTTTGAAGCAACAAAAAAATTTTTGAAAATAAGTAGGTCTTTGTTCTTCAAGCAACCGCTCGCTTATATTGTTTGTTTCCTCCATATTACCTTATGTAATGTCTGTGTTTTTAAGTAGTTGGACTTATGATATTTTTTAACCAAAATATCACAGCATATTATATATGTTGTCTGAAAAAGAAAGTATTTGTTATTTTTTACTAGGATGCATTCCTACTAGAATCGTAATATCGGTGTTACCATTATATATTCCATTACATTGGTTACATATTTATAGTGTTTTGCTTATTATTATCGCCCTATCTTTTCTATTCTTATACTTCTCAAATATGAGACAGCACGCATTTGAGGCAGGTGGAAATACTTGGTGGGCGAGCTATCGAATCATTCATGGGATTCTATATTTGATAGCAGGAACATATGCTTTCAATAAAAATCGTAGCGCATGGATTCCTCTGACAATTGATACTGTACTTGGTTTGATATTATTTTTAAATAAGAGACTTATTTAATTTACAATTAAGACACTTTGCACCAAGCACATAACTTGTGTGTTTTAGAGCAATCTTCGCATATTTCAGGGATTAAGAATAAATATCCAAATGGGTTGCTTATGTGGTCGGGATTACTATGTCCGTGTACTTTCTTTTTTCCACACATATGACATCTTCCTCTACAGGGGGAAACGAAGGTTTCCTTGTTGAGATGTATATGTTCTCCACACGTATATATTTTTATATCCATAAGTTAATTTATAAAAAATATAAAAATATATTTCAATTTTTTTTTAACACAACCCATTATTTCCCATAGAAATATTTAAATAGTTGAGATGGTCGCTTGTGCTCGTACATTTAATAGGTGCACATGAATCAGAACATAAAGGGTCTTCACTATACACATCATCACATAACTGATACTCACTATTTTCCTCATTGTACCATACTTCTTGTGAAATATGTTTATAACCAAGCATTTCTTCAGGAACATGAGGTACCATATCATAATAATGTGTTATGCGAATTGATTTAACATGACAAGAATTAAAATAACTACTGAAAATATCATTCCCTACCCTGGGCGAACCGAATGTAATGATGTAAAATGTATTGTAATAAGCATTATAGTAACAAAAATCAAAGGAAAATAGTGTTGCTATAGCCCCTCCTAGAGAATGTCCTGTTAATAATATATTGCTAGTTCCATATTTATCCGTTAAATCATTTAATATTCTATAAACATCTGGTCTTAGCGCATTATATATGCTATAAAATCCTTTTTCGACTAATATATCATCTTCTTCATATGGTGATATTTTACTTATATGTAAATTATCAATCCAATTTTGAATATTAGAAGACCCTCTGAAACCTATAAAAATTGCTCTATATTCAGTATTATATCCAAATACAACTAATTCGTCGTTTCTTGTTATCATTGTTTCGTATATATTTGTATTAGAACATGTAGCACAAGACCATTTGTCTAGTCCAGACATACAATACGATGCTTGAGAAATATTCAATGCTGTATTAACTAAATGTGTATCATAAAACGCGTAAGAAATGTTTAATAATTGTAATAAAAATGCTATTAACCACATATCACTATTAAGATAGTTAAAGAAATTAATATTTATACAGTTCGTTTGACATATATATAAATATACTAGTAGCCAATACAACAAATTGTAGTCCAATAACAACATCATTTCCCATATGGTAAATGAAATATGTCGAGAACATTGCTAACATGGTAATAATAGTGCCAATTATAGCATGTTTATTAAAATCAAGCATAGCGTTTTCACCTGCGTTCCAAGAAATATTTAACAGAATAAAATATAAGAGTGGAAGTCCCCATAGATAAGCAGTAATTTTTAAGTATTCAGGATTAGAATTATAAATAGACGCAAAATAAGAAAATATGCCACCTAAAAAACCAGATATCACTATATCTCTAATTAATACAACATTCATTTTGGTTGGTATACAAAAATATGAGAAAAAATATTTCTACTATATATAAGAATGATTATTAAGACTGAAGTTATAAATGGAATAAAAACATACCATGTAGATAAAAATTTTGATGATGACACTATGGACTCAAAATTAAACACTTTTGTGGACAAAAAAGATATTAAAGACGTTATTGATGAAAGTGTAGATATATATACAGTTGACGGCAAGTTATTATTGAGATTCAGAAAAAACGCGTTATCAGCGAATCATGTAGATGGGTTTTATAATAATATAATCAAATTTGCGAGAACCCCTACAAGCAACCGCGGTAGCGCAACTGGAAGTAACTCGAAAAATGTCTATGATAATCCTCGGATTATGACAAATATATTTGGTTATTTTGATAAATGGAGTCCGAAACAGAAATCTACTTTTCGAAAGTTAGGTAAGAAACCCGAAGTAGATGTACGTGAATGTCGGTTTAATATGGACGAACCTGAAAAATACAAAAAAACGTTGCCTCTTATCAAGGAGATTGACCGTATGTATTCAAAATTGGTTCCGGAACAATATAGAAAACAGAAAAAAAAAGCTAGGTCAACCCATTTTAAAATAGACAAAACCGCGTTTACTACAGTTACTACAAATGTAAATTTTAGAACCACTATTCATACTGATAAAGGAGATGATGAAGACGGATTTGGCAATTTAGTCGTAATTGAAAATGGCGATTATTCTGGCGCAGAAACGTGTTTTCCTCAATATGGAATTGGAGTAAATGTTCGCAACGGAGACATGCTTTTTATGGACGTTCATCAACCTCATGGCAATTTAGAGATGAAGAAGAATCGTCCGGATTCAGAACGGTTGTCTATTGTGTGTTACTTACGAAAGAACATCTGGCTGAAGACCAAAAATAAGACTAAAAAGTTTTACGAGAACCACAATAAAACCGTACGTAGTTTGAGACATGCCAACTAACACAATAATATATACATGATATGTATATATTATGAAACTATTACAAGAATCATTGAGACAAATAAAGAATATTTTCAAACATCCAAAATTAACTACTTTATTGGTGTCTGTCTTAATATTTTCTATAATATACACCATACTGGACGATAAACATTTCAGTGGAGTCAATGTAATAAAAGAAAAAATAAAAGAAGAAGTTATTAAAAAGAAAATCGAAAAAGAAATTGGAGAACCTAAAGGGTCCAAAGAAAATTTTATAGGTATTTTCAGCAATAATGACGATTATTACGGTAGAATTCAGGCAGAAAATGTAGAGAAAACAATCGGCGAGGCAAAAAAAGAGGCCGAAAAAGACGTAGAAGAGGAAGAAATGTTGCCAGATAAAATAGACCAACCTATTAGTCAGCGTCTATTCAACAGGACATATTTTTCGTTTACAACCGCAACTTTGTTGGGGTATGGAGACATTTATCCTATAACAAATGTATGTAAGTTCATTGTCATGGTCCAAGCATTTATTACTGTGGGATTGATTGTTTTTTAATAAAAATATAAAAAGGAAGTGATATATTTTTATTATACGTTCATTATGCTTTCAAAAATAATGAATATGCTTATAAAGAAAAAGATAAAGAGAACCTGTAGCATTTGCAACAAAGAATTTAACAGCGACAAGGAAGAAGAAGATCACAATAATACTCAAGAACATAAGGATAATGTAGAAATAGAAGAAATGGTATGGAGCGAAATCAGTGGAAAAGTAAATCCAGTATGATTATTTATTTCACTTATTAGAAGAGGTTTTATTGCGTTTTGTTGAAGATTTCTTTTTGCGAGTCATGCTTTTTGATTCTTGGTTCTCGTATTTGGAAGGTATTTTCTTCAATTTAAACTCGGTCATTCCAGTTTTCTTCGTGGAAAGGTCACCATATTCAGGGTATGCAGCTTTTAATTTTTTAGATGCCTCTAACATAGGCTTCAATCGTGCCTCGAATGTGCCAAGACCACCAGATTTGCCATAATATTTGGTAACAAATCCTATTTTGTTGAAACGAAGGACAATTCCATCTTCAACAAAGTATTTCAAGGTTCTCTCAACGTCTTCTTTTTGTCCGTTTTCTTTGGTGATAGTGAGTTTGATAGAATTGAGATTAGGACGGTTCAAAATGCCGTAAAACGCACCGACAATATAGGTAAGATGGGTAGACATTTCCTTTTTAGGTTCTCGAAAGAATGGATTAAAGACCGGATATACTCCCCAAATATAAGATTGTTGTTTCTTACATTCATTGAAGGCATGTTTAAAAAACTGGGAGAGTGGTTTATTTTTGAACATAGAAATAGATAGATCAATGGATTCTACATCGTCGTCAAAAAATACGATAGGTTGTCCTTCCTTCCATTGATTCATAATAAATTGTCTTTGAGGCACTAAACCTTTCTTGCCGATGACAAGCTTATTATAAAACTTGGGGTTGAGAACCTTCTGATATTCGTCAAATTCAGTTTTGTTCGCAACATAAACGAATATTTTTTCGACAGGGACTTTGTTATTATGAAGCATTTTCAATGTTTTTTCATTACATGTTTCTGCTCTTTTGTAGCTGGGGATACAAACTACATAATCCATTGTATAATAGTATATATTACTATTATATAATTTTACCACAATACGGGATTGTAGTAAGGAAGGAAAGGACGGAATCCATAGTAGGGCATTACATAAGGATAACCGCCCCATCCGTAATAAGGTCTATGCCAATGCCTCCTTCCGTGACCGTGCCAACGTCTACCGTGATATCGATGCATTATACACTATATGTAAATAATATTTTTTCACAAGAATTTGATTATTGACTGCTAAAATGGTTAGACAATTTTTGTGTTTTTACACTTGTGAGTACAACAAAAAAAACTAGGTTTTTTAATTACAAAGTGATTTATAAAATTAAAGCTCAGGCAAATTATAATTGTTACGCCATTTGTTGTAGACTTTACTTTCAAAGGTTGTCGGGAATTTCTCAAGCATGTATTCGGCTATTTTTATGTCGGCTAACTTATTATGGTTGTTTTGATGAGTGATTTGATTACTATTATTATCAGCTCGAGCACTTTCATTGCATCCCGAACAAATGGGAATCAAGTTTTCTCGAAGATTGCAGTGTGTATCGGCGTATGGAAATAGGTGCCCCAGCACAACCCCTACATTTGTTTTACCACAATCTATACAATCCCCTATACTTTTACCATTTTCATCTATTTCAATATTGTGGTTAGCATAAAACGTCTCTTTCTGTTTCTTGGAAAGTTGTATTCGTCTCTTCGAATTATCTGATTTGATATTTTTGACATTTTTAGGTGCAAACATACACATTTCATCTGGAGTACAATCGTATTTCAATGCTGATACTACACGTTCATTGTAATGTGTTATATGTTGTTTGATATGATTCTGATCGTACTTGACATTAACACTTGCTACTATGCCGTCCTTGCTAGTTAACATCTTATCTTCATCACTAACCAAGGTTTTCTGACAAGATCTTCCATACCAAATACTCGTATTTCCTGGTACAGCCGCACCTTTTGTTAAGAGGAAACAAAATTGTCGTACAAGTTCACAATTATCAATGATACTTTCATTATCTAAATTATATAGGAGGAAATTCAAGAACAAGCAGCCAAATAGAGAATAATCCTTGCAATTTAAATATTCAAATACGGTTTTAAACGTATTTAATACGTCTATTGTGGCACGAATAATATCATTTCTCTTACTTACCTCTACATCATTTATAAGCTGTTCTGCTATTACAACAACCGTATTGTCGTCTTTACACAAGACGCTCTCAATAATTTTTTCAGGTGCCATGGTTTTATATACAATAAATACACTGCAATATCTCATAAACCCATGGATCCAATACTTATCCGAAGCATTCTTTGAATATTTAAATATCTGCTTAACAAGATCTTCAATGGGTTTAAGCAATCCACTCGAGTGAAGAAAAGTATTAATACTATTTCTCATGTCATTTTTCGCTAGAGTAGACACACACAATACTCTGCCGTTATTAACAGCTTTAAATAGCATTATTTGATCTTCATATACCATCAGGCCTGTATGTAGATTAACATATATTGGTATGTTAAGTATTCGGGTCTGCTCATCCTTGGAGTAATCTTTGAAAAATTTACCATTCACTGAAAATTCATTACTTACAAATTCAACGATTGTACTTCCGCGGTTGTGTCCGTCGATAGATATAAAATAATGGTACTCATTATTTGAATAATTGTAATAGGAGTCTTTCGTGTTAGGGGTTGTATGGTGGTTAAGCGCCATAATGAAAGTACCAATGCCATCATTATATTTCAATGCCATATTTATGTACTCTTTCTTATTCTTTAAATTCCATACTGATTCGAGTTGGTTTCGCTGAAACGCAGGCAGAAATACATTATCTCGTAATTTAGAGAGAACGCCTAGGGTCATACAAACCATTACTGTGCCATTCGCAATGGTTTCTCGATGTAGTTCAACTATCCCTGAAACGGATGTTTTGTTACGAACTGTAGGAGATGACATTATTAAAGTATATATTGTGGTTCTTTTTTACTCATATACATATCAGTAAAAAATTCAATTTTATAAGACAACTTTTACTATTTTTATTATGCCTTTTCAATAAATTTGTAACCAGATGGACTAAATCCGCTTGGTGCGGTTTGACGTCCAAATGGACTCACTATTATTTTTGTATTTTTGAAATTTAAATATACATTATCACCTACTATTGAAGTTCCTTCGTATGTGCCTGTAAACACTTGTCTATTTTCTTTTTTTCTGCGTGTTTTATCTTCTATAAAATATTCTTTGCCGACAATCATACCCATTTCAGCTTTTTTGGGCGATGGTGCCTTCTTGGTAGATTTCTTTTTTTGTGTTAATCTTGAACCTTTTCTACGACGAGTAGAAGCTTTTGTTTCTTTGCTGCCACTGTTTTCCTTGTAGTTAAGAGTCGCTATTTTACCTTTTGGCATATTGTCATATGATTGATATGGAATTGATGCCATATTATAACATAATGCAATATTAAAATTTAATCCGAATTCAATAACCTACGCATATTATTCGCCTCCAGGTTCACACTTGGTTCTTTAAACAGCTGGGAAATCATATTGTCATCACGGAAACGAACGGTATAACTCTGTTGAATGTTGTTTCGTCCAATGCGTCCAAGTGCTTGTAGTGTTTTCTGTTGCGTCATATTTGCTAAATCCTTTCCAATAAATCCGTGACAGAATTGATAATTCGTGCCATAAATATAATCGGAGGATGCGACGATAATAAACAACCGCTGTTCGTCAGCCAGCTTCTTGATAATCTCCACATATCGAACGTCTTGGCCTTCCGCAAACATCCCGATTCCTAGCAATAACAATACCTTCAAATTATTATCTACAGAAAGCATCATAACCTCTTTGACGGTAACTTCATCGATATTTGAAACAAACGCACTTTCGATAACGTCATTGTCTGGACTCCAAATATTCTGATGGGGACGTGTATTTGGGATATATTGTGCGTCAAGTGAAATCAATCGAACTTCTTTGCGTAACTTATTAATCTGGTCCATCATTTTCTGTGATTCATTACATAAACGCCCACTTTCCCTTGCCGCGACCTTGTCGTCTTTGCCATCACCAGACGACTTTGTTTCTTTGGTTGCGATTTCGCCCTCCAAATATTCTATTTTCTTGACAAGTTCATCGTTTTTGGTAATCTTATGAAGAATATTTTGGAATACACTGCTTGGAATGTTCGATTGTTGGATATAAAACATACTAATTTTCTTGACATCTTCACAAAGGAATATCGTCGGACCATCAGTCAATGTATACGCGTCAGATGTGGTAATCAATAACCCATTTCTATTAACTGGTTTTTTAGGTACATCGGAAGACACACTTACACTATTCAAACGACTCAATGCGGACCCTCCCAATTTCGTTATCTGGGAGCTTTCGCTGTTTGTTCTGAAAATGGTATTAGCCTTTATTTCAAATTTCTTCAAACGATTTTCTTTGAAATACTGACATACAGGTCCCCAATATTCGTGATGTAATTTTCCCAATAACACCAAATAATATTCTTTCAAACTATTCATAGTAATGTCAATAATTCCAGTGAAATAATTTTCTATCAAACACTCCTCTGGAACATAATCATTATGATTTACCAAATCAATAAATCTAATTATTTCTTGTAAATCAAAGTATCTCAATAACGTCTTATGTTGTTCGCAGTAATCGACGCATTCTACCAAATCATTCAAATCATTATAAAGCAAATGGGGCACAACGCAATAGCCGTCTTTATTTATGATAGGAATAGATTTACGACAGTCAAAGCTAGTCACACTTTCGATTTCAGCCCCTTCAAATTTGGTACGAAAATCATCAAATACACTTTGTAGTTCATTTTCACTAGGCAATGTGGCACATGACAGAACCATACTAGGTATCTTGTTCTGCTTCCAATTTTTATTAATGGTATCATGTAATTCATGGTTTTCGTAATCCATGGTAATGGTGGGCTCGTCCCAATAGGTAATCACATTATCAGCATCGTTGAATGCCAACATGTAATGCATCGCAGTCAAGTAAGAATGAACGTCGCAAATCATAATTTCAACATTGTCACCGACACTATTGTCTACTTTACCAATGCCTCCGGAACGTCTATTTTTACTGTAACTCAGCGCCGAGAAATAGTGGAGGCGAATATCATCGGCTGTCTCACACCCAAACGCAAAAGCCACCTTCTTTTCTACTGAGATAGCAGCCTTTGCTAGCGCCAAACCAATATGTCTTGCAACACATACAAAGATGATTCGTTTTGTCTCGGAAAGGCCTATCGGTGATAATGTTTTTCCCGTTCCGGTGGGCGCTGAATAAAGGACCAGTCTTGGAACGAAATCCTGGTCTTTGCGAAAGATACGAAATAACTGCTTCTGATGAGGGAATAGCTGTATATCTTCATATTTCAATAAATAATCGTTCTTCTCAATAAACGAATACGCATTTGTAATAATGTCTCTCGTTTTTATCATTTTTGTAGCATAGTTTGTGTAATCGTCAATAATCAATAGGACATGTCTATTAATATTTGGAATGGATGTTTTTCTTAGTTGAAGAATAGTATACAAATAAAAGGCGAAATAAGGTTTCTTTTTATGGATTTGTCGTAAAAGTTCATAAAACAGGTCAATCAACAAGAATTCAAATATGCGTGTTTTATTTTCTTTGATATTGGCGTCCAAATTCTGAATACGAATTGTATCAGCACTTTTCATTTTCTTAAATTCACCGCCAATATTGAAATGTTGTGAGGACTGACATTTTAGTTTATCACCATACTTTTTTACACCCTTATGTAACTGTTCTTCAAAGTATTTTTTAAATAACATGTATTCTGTTTCGTGTGTTTGCTCGATTTTTGTAAATGAAAACATAGATTGATGTTTATTATGATGGATATTTACATCATGGTAACCTGAAATAATCAACTTTAGGATATTTTTCTCATTTTCCGCGGTGGGAACCTCTATGGTTTCCCATTCACTCTTAGACAACTTGTCTTGACCTAGGTTCATTTTGATATAATTCTGTATAGAAACTAATATAACTTATAAATACATTGAAAAATCAATTTTACAAATACAAAAATTATAAAAGATGGAAAAAATATAGAAAAGTCCACGTAAATATACCAATTATGAAATGTTAAATGGACTATTTAAAAAGAAAGTACAAAAAATATCATTTGAAGACGTTCAACTCATTATGAAGAAACATCACGATTATATACTTATTAATACCATGGCGGAAACAGCTCAGGACTGTTTGATTCGACATACGTTATATTATAAGAATGAAACAAAAATGATAAATGACATGATAACCCGAGGCGATTTGTCTAGTAAAAGGCTCATTATTTATGGCAAAAACGCAAATGATGAGACAGTTGAAACCAAATATCACCAAATTTGTGGGTTGGGATTTATCGAAGTTTTTGTATATCCAGGTGGGTTATTTGAATGGTTATGTTTACAAGATATATATGGTGATGACGAATTCCCAACTACCAGCAAGGAATTAGACATTTTGAAGTATAAACCCACTAGATTGCTCTTGTGATGAAACATATGATATATGTAGTGACATATCATATGGTTTGGTTATATATATCTAATATGGCCCCAGATGATTATCGTTTTCTTATGTGTTTAGAAAGACCACATTTTATTGCGTTTGGTTATAGGGCATGTTCTTTATAGCTTTATTTAGTAATGTTTGATAATAGTGAGTATTTTGTTATTGGGATGACACACCATTTTTGGGGTTCTGGTGGTTTTTGTCTCATGAATTTATGAGTAATTTTCATAGTAGAATGTCATACATATTATCGATAGTATTATATTTTATAAAAAAATGATGTGTACAATTTATAAATATTTTTTGGGAAATAATGGATTAAAAAAGGTAATATATTATATATATTATGTCTAGTTCATCTGGATGGTTAAGTGATACAACCGCCAATAAAATAAAGCATAGTTACATAAATGGTTTTTTAGACGTAAGTGGTTCTAGTACAACTCGTGGTTCTAGTACAACTCGTGGTTCTAGTACAACTCACGGTGCGAATACTATTTACCAATCGGGAGATTATGCTTGGAACAATTACGGGCAAATGATTAGTGGACCTTATGAGAGTGATTCGTCGGTATATTTTGGAGTAGGTGTAGGAATGGATGTTTCTGGGTTAACGATAGTAGTTGGCGGCCATGCACAAGATGGAGCTAATACATCAAGTACTAATGATGGTTCTGTTACTGTATATCGGTATGATACAACCTCAGAAATATGGTATCAATTGGGAAATACTATTTCGGGTGAAACAACAAATGGCGACTTTGGTCATAATGTAGATATTAACGACGCTGGAACTCGTATTATGGCAATTGACTATGGTGGTGAATTTGTGAATGTGTATGATTATAATAGTGGCACACATGCGTGGGATAAACAAGTGTCAATTACTTCACATACAGTCGGTCCATATGTAGGAAAAATAAGTGGCGATGGCAATACTATTATATTCAGTGATTATAACGACAATAGTAATACAGGAAAACAATATGTATATAGAAATACTTCTGGAACCACTTGGACCAAAATTGGTGAGTTTACTGGTGCACACATTGGTGCTTTATCAGGAATAGGTCCTGCGCTAAGTTATGACGGAAATAGAGTTACGTTTCCTGAAAAAGATTATAATTTTGATGCTGATGGAAATTCTTCTACGGCTAGCGGTCGCGTGACAATATATGATTATTCTGGAAGTGGAACTTCGTGGAATCAAGTTGGTGATCCTATTTACGGAATTATCGCTGGTGATAAATTCCCTTCTTCTACGGATTTTTCCAAAGACGGTTCAATTGTTGCATTAGGGACAAAAGACACCGATACTTATGCAAAAGTATTTCAATATGAGAATGGTTCTTGGAAACAATTAGGAACAACAATTCGAGGTGAAAATAATTTTGGACTTGGTGTTCGTCTATCGGATGATGGTACTATTCTTGCAGTAGGCGATAATTCTGATGATTCACTGGGTACAAATAATGGAGCGTTATATATTTACAAATATACTAACGGTGATTGGGTACAACAAGGTTCTACCTTGTATAGTCAATATGATGGAGCACAACTAACATATGACTATGGCAACGCTTTAGCAATCAGCGGAGATGGTTCAAAAATAGTTGCTGGTGGTTTGTTCGCAGATGTAAACGGAACCAATTCCGGTTTCGTTCAAGCCTGGCAATGGTCCAAGAAAGCCTATACGAAACCTCTTCTGGACGCAAGCAATCAAACAATGACAATTTGGGGCGGTGCGGAACACGTGGCTGCTAATTATTCCGTGACTAAGTTGGGAGTCGATATTGACGAATACAATGATAACGGCGCTGGCGGCGGTGAACGTTCCAATATACTGTATTTTTCCAGCGATGGTACAACATTATTCATCGGTCATCAGTTAGGTTACAATGAATATAGCGAAAGAACGGGTACTTTCCGTGTGATGAAATATCGTAATGGAGAATGGTACAAAATCGGTTCAACAATTGCGCCAAGATCGTCTGAAATTGGTGTTTTCCAAGGTACGCTTGGTAATACATCGTTTGCTGGTGGTGGGTTAAGTTCTGATGGAACGCGTGCAATTGGAACTTGGTATAATCAGGATACCGATTCAAGCACCGCACGAAAAGGTTTGATGCGTGTATATGACTTAAGTGGCGGTGACTGGGTACAAGTAGGCAACGACATTGAAGGTGATTCTGCAGGCGATTTAATCATTAGTGGAATTATGTCTGGTGATGGTAATACTGTGGCGTATCGCAGTATTGCTGGTGCTTATGCCAAAATCAGAACCTACAATTCATCTACAAATACATGGGACTTACAAACGACGATTAGTACTGGTAGTGTTGCTATAATGAGTCTTTCCTATGATGGTACAATTCGTTTGGATAGAGATACTTCCACCAGTGGAGACTACAAAACCATCGCATACAAATATGCGAATGGTTCGTGGAGTCAAATCGGTCAAGAGTTAAAGTCATATGAAGTGGATAATGATGAGGTATTCAATCTGGCAAAACTAAGTAAGTATGGTGATTATTTAATAGTGGGCGATCAAGATTCGTTTAGTAATACAGGTGTAGTGATTATATACAAATACAGCAGCGAAGGAGATATATGGATGCAACTTGGAGGCAATATACAAAACCCTTTTGCTACTGAATTATATTTTGTCAATGCAGGCGGTATTAGCGCTGATGGAAAAACGATTGTAGTCACCGATTATTTATCCAGAGGATCAGATGATTACCAAGGAAACGATGGCGCGTATGCTGTGTATAAATATTTTGATGGTACTTGGACGCAAATTTATATCTTTGATGGCACGGAAGACGCAGCGCAATTAGGTGCTGGCGCCGCTATGTGTGACAATGGTGAATTATTTGCAGTGAGTTCTGCTGGAAGTTATTATGCAAGAACATACCAAATCACCAATAATCCCGCGTTGACGATTAAGGATGGGAATGTCGGTATTGGAACGAATAGTCCACAACAAAAACTACAAGTAGATGGCAATATTTACTTGGGTCCTAATAATACCGACAGATTTATTCATTCTGGAGGGGGCATAGGCGTGTCAGCTGATGCAGGTGTCTATATAGTAGCTGATGCGAATGACACTAGTGGCGAAGCAGCTGGTGGGGATATTGTATTTGGTTCTGGTTCGGATGTAAATATGGATTCAAGCCCATCTACAGATTGGCCTTCATCTTATCCAAGAAATGAACTCATGCGCGTTAAAGGTGGAGGAGACGTCCATATACCTAACGGATTGTTCCATACAAGACATCTTAGAGAACTTAACTTTTCAAGAGGTCATAGTTCTTGTCATTACACAAAGTTTTATTTTTTAGCTGCTTGGCCCAGAGCTACTGATAATTTTGCTGCTTCCATTCATTTAGATTATTCATTACATTATTGTAAAGGGTCATCAGAGCATACTCGTGGAACAAAAACAGCAGGAAGGGTAAAATTTTCAACGGTAGACCAGGGAGCAACTGGTACTGGTACAAATCCAGGTGAAGATGTATTCATTATAAATAGAAGAAACACAATAAGAACCGGTTTCGGTTCAGAACCTATATTCTATTATTTTCGGAATGATTCAACAAATCACGGTTTTTTAGGACTAGCTGTGAGGAACACAAGGTCAGACGGTGTTACGTTGCAATTTTCAGGCTCATTAACTTACCATAGCAATTATGATGATTTAAAAACATTTAACGGAACTGTATACAGTAATACTACTGCTCAATCAACCAATAGTGGTTTAAGTTGGTCGTCTGTTTATCCAGAAGCTACAGATGATGAATGGAATAGTATATCTGGTATTGCATCTAACAATAGTGCTACTCGTACTGAGTCGTCACCTCAGACGACTTTGTTTACAGGGCATCACGTAAGTTACATAGAAAATTTGACTAGTTTGGATGATATAGAAAAAAATACAGGTTTAATTGTATGTGCTAACAAGAATGATTATTACAGCCCGTCAAGACAATTTGATAGAGGAGGCATAGATAATATAGATTTAAATGAATCATTGCCTGTAACGACATTAGCAAACAAGCCTTACGATAAATCGTGTTTTGGGATAATATCTCCGAATAATAGAGAAAATATAGATAATATAAAACGATTATGTCAAGTGAACTCGGTAGGAGAAGGAGCTATCTGGGTATCCAATAAGAATGGTTCATTGGAAAGTGGGGATTATATAACAACATCTTCTATACCGGGATACGGACAAAAACAAGATAGTGAGTTTCTAGCAAATTATAGCGTAGCAAAGATAACAAGAGATTGTGATTTTACACAAACAGAAGAGCCAAAACTAATGGTACAATATGATAATAGCGACAATATGTTATACGACGATGAAGATCAAATTGTATGGGGAGAAAATACAGATGCGTCTGGGAATGTAATAACACAATTGCCCTATAACATTCGCTATTTAGATCCAAGTGGAAATATTCTTACAGAAGAAGAATACAACACAAAGATAGCAGCCAATGAAGAAGCCTATATAGCAGCCTTCGTGGGGTGTACGTATCATTGTGGATAAACAATCAAATTTTATCAATACCAATACCTTTCTGATTTAAAAAATAAGAGACTAATTCATCATTTTTATAATCATCAATATATTTTATTTCTTTAATGCCAGAAGCAATAAGCAATCTAGCACATATTAAACAAGGATAATGAGTAATATATGCTATACAACCTTCGCTTGATACACCTCTTTTGGCACAATCACATAAAGCATTTTGTTCTGCGTGAATAGTGGCTTGTTCGTGATTGTCACGCACAATGCTTTTATGAGGACATCCGGGCAAAAACCCATTATAACCTTGACTTATGATTCGGTTATCTTTTACCAATAAGCATCCAACCCTTAAACGTTCACAGGGGGACCGTTTCGAAGTGACTTGAACGATTTCTTTGAAATAACTGTTCCAATCAGGTCTTTCCATTATTAGAAATAACTATCAACATAATTTCATATTTATTTCTATAAAGACTTATTGAAAAACAGGTCTAATCCCAACTAGCGGGACGCATTTTCTTACCACCGTCGTATGGAACCGCAAAATCTTGGTCGATGAGCCAGTCATTGATACTCATATTATCAATATATACATCCGCCAATATACGTCCATACTTTTCATTTGCTACATTACGCAGCTCAACGATTTTTCCCATAATCAGATTGCTTAAAGCGTCCCGAACAACAATGGCAAGGTCTTTTTCTGCTTTAGACCTTCCGCGAATTTCAGGGGTATCAATGCCATTTAAACGGACCGAAAATCGGTATATAGGTCCATCAGTATTGGGTAATTTGGCAGCAATCGTGATAGTATCACCGTCGTATACCTTGATTACTTTTCCGTAATGAATTGGATATACAAACGGACGTGTATCCTTGTACTCGATACCACGTAAATATTCAACACTCTCGCTCATAATAATATAAGCACTGTTTAAAGTTTATATTATTTTCTACAAATATTATTACATGTGTATAAATATTATTAGACGGTCTCTTTCGAACTAGTGGTAAGAACAGCATCTTCAGAAGTGTGTATTTCTTCTATTTCAATTTCGGGGTCCTCTAACAACTGTATTTTATCAGGGTCTACATTGTTATATTGAACGGGTTGAGTGAGATATGCGGAAATAAAGACATTCTTCTTTGTATTAGAAATATCATATGCCTCTTTCAATTTGAAAGCCATAAATAATACATTCGTTAAGTATACAGTGAGAGTTTTATCATCCAAATAATGAGTAAATACCGTGTAACCACTGAAACTGCTATTAACCAAGAATGCGACGACAGCCACGTAACTCACTTTCTGATAAAGACCATCTAAGTACAAAATGCTTTCTTTCTTTGAAACAGGGAGTTGAATTAGTGCTTCCCCAACGGAGTCGTTGTCAGTAGGGACAGTTTTATCAACTTCTAAATAAGAAATCATTTTATTTTCGCGCTTTACTTCCACAAAGTAAAGGCCACAGAACGCACATAATGAGAAAATATTCATTGCTAAATTTGCGTTATGAAGAGGGTTGGAACTATTCACCAATTCGGTCATGGAACAAACATCATCACCACATTTTTGCGGAACAAACATCATCAATAAAGAACCGACCAAAACGCGATAAAGTTCAACAACCAATGAAATATATACATTGGACTTCTGTTGAAAATCCTGGTCCTGTACTGTTTCGTGGATACTTTTCCTAATACTCCTAATTGTATCCAGATTTTTTGGTTCTTCCACTGAACTCATTTTTATATATAAAGAGGATATTATTTTTTCTGTAACGTAAAATTGAAAAGAGTTTTTTTAGGAATGTAATAATATTATTAATATATAAAGGTTCAAAATGAGTAAACCGATTATTTTAACTATTGAAGGAAATATTGGGGCAGGAAAGTCAACTATACTGCAGAAGTTAAAGGACAAAATAGCAGAAGAAGAACATAAACATATTATGTTCTTGAAAGAACCAGTCGATGAGTGGGATAAAATAAGAGATAAAGAGAATACACCCTTTCTAACTAAATTTTACGAAAATACAGAAAAATATTCATTTGCTTTCCAGATAATGGCATGTACCACACGGATTGGTGTAATAAAGCGGGCGATAGACGAAAACCCTGAATGCAAAGTGTTTATATGCGAGAGGTCAATCGAGGCGGACTCGCAAATATTTGCGAAGATGCTCCATAATGATGGATTGATTGGTGAGTTAGAATACCAGGTATATGAGCTATTTTACAACGAACACAAAGAACTTTACAAGACAAGTGGTTGCGTTTACTTGGATACATTTGCGGAGAAGTGTCATGAGAGAGTAAAAAAACGTAGCCGTGATGGGGAAAGTGGAATTTCACTAGAATATCTAGAAAAATGCCAAAAATACCATAATGATTGGTTGAAAAATGATGAAAATAAGTTAGATATGCCATTACTGGTGTTAGATACAAATGATGATGTGACTTTCGATTTGAAAGATGAAACAGACAAAGGGCAACATTGGGTAAAAGAAATATTTGACTTTATGGATGTATTGACAACAAAAAATGAATAAAGCGGTTTGAATAATATTATATTTCCATAAAGTATAATACTATGTTTGATGTACTCTATAAAGTTTTTTTAGAAACGACTGACCCAAAAACTGAATATGACAGATTATATTCTTTGGATATAGCGTTTAGCATATTAACACACTTATTTTTTTACATGTTTGTATATTATTTGCTTGTTTTCTTATTTAAAGTACCATATCGTCCAATATCAATGTTGTTTATTTTGTCGGTAACAATGATTATAGGATACTATTCGCGATTATCTCGTTCGAAGAGCATATATACCATATTAAAAAACATGGGATATACAGATAAAGATTCACGTAATAAGACAATGTCAACTATTCGTAACGGTCATTTTATTTGGTATTTCCTAGGTTAATTGAACTTTACTACAATTTCGACACTCTCTTTTTTAATGCATTTACATGCTGATACAGACAATTCCTCCCGTTTTTTTCGTGTTTTAGAATTATCATTTGTACGCCCTTCATTATTCACAGGGGAACGTCTTTTTGATGTACTATTTCGATTATTCATGTCATTCTCAATTTCGGTATAATTTTCTTCAATATATTTTACAATGTTATTTTGTAAGGCCCATTTGAAAAAGTTGAGTTGCCCGATAGTAGTTTCCATATAACGTTCATCGTCGTAAGGTATAGAAATCCTCTCCCACCTACAAAATGGGTCGAATCTTTTTTTAGAATAAGCTTTCAATTTAAGTTTATAGTCATTATAAACCTTGAACCGATTTTGTGTATTCGAATTTTCACTGGTTGTTTCATACACTGTAAAATACTTTTTAGCATAGTTTGTAACAAACCAATCAACGATACGTAATGATATTTTTGATTCTCCATTAATAATATTTGTCATACATTTAAGTTTTGAACTGTCTTTATAATAATCCATGAGATGATTTAATAAAAGTTGATTTTGAGTGCTTATACTTGTTGTATTGTATGACATTCTTATTCGTTTATAAAGGGGAATTTTTATATTTATTCTATTAAAAATATATTATTTTTCGTATAATATATTTTTCCACGTTATTTAAGTATGTAAAACGTCACCTCTACACAGAGAGCATGTGTTAGCGTTTTCGCGGTTTTGTCTGGCATTATTTGTGAAACAAGAAATACATACTTTATGACCGCATTTTGGAACAATATAATTAGTAGAACCAAACTCGGTGTAGCATACAGGACATTCATTATCGCTGACAATGTTTTTATTTGAAAGGATATTTTGTAGTTTATCACATTTTTTGATAGTCTCTTCTATTTCCGATAGATTAGATGGCATTATGTCAAAACATAGTGGCATTTTTTCATCTGGCTTAGAATAATGTCTGTAGAAAGTCGAACCGTCCATGTTTTTTTTTTGTAGATAATGTGGTTTTTCATTGTATTTCAAGTAGTTATGTACTTCGTACTCGTCGCGCATCTTGCTAATAAATTGGTCCATATTGAATAAATTATTGCCAATATAGAATGTTAGTATATTATGTCAATTTTATAATAGAAATAATATAAAAATAGCCTGTTGTATAATACATAATAATGTCATTTATACACTTCCCTAGTGAATTTGTTTATTTCGATAAAGTATGCTCTCATTCTGAAATAAAACAAAAATGTATGCCAAAAATAACAGAATTAAGGAAAGAAAGAAAAAATAATCCATTTGTAGCATCTAACCTGAATACTAGCTTTCATTACGACAAAAAAATAATTTCGGAAAATGATTTTTTGAATGACAACTTAATACTGCAGAATGTAGTATGGAAACCTATTGAAAAAATGATAAAAAAATATAATGAAATGAGGATATATCCAATTAATATTGGGGGGTCGATTATAAAATCTTGCTGGTGGAACTATTATGAGAAAGATAATTTTCAAGAGTCTCATAATCATATAGGTCCTTCTATACAAGTGGACGGACATACACTTCATGCGTCGCTTTCAGTTATTTATATAATACACGATGAAAGCAACAAAAGCAATATTATATTCAAAAAAAACGGGCCGTTGTCGTTAAAACCAATTGAATATAATCATGTTCTTGATACATCTACAACAAATATACGCGAAGGAACAGTATTAATTTTCCCTTCAAATCTAGAACACTTGGTTAAACCTTGTTTGAAATCAGGTAGAGTAACAATAGCTTTTAATCTTTATTCAGAGTATAACAATATTCATTAATTACAAAATAGTATTTCCTGTGGCTAATTCTTGGGCGATCATGCCAAGTGACGCAATCATAGCTAATCGACCGTTATTAAGTTCTTTATCCATAAGACTACCATATTCATCAGTTGTTCTATCAACCGCAAAGTTAAACCCAATATCACCGGGCTGGTAATCTTCCAAAAGAGTAAATGGACTTTCCGTAGGGTTCTTCCACCCTCTCAACATGGTGTTGAATTCCGACATAAACATGATTCCAATAATCATAAGTTTCTCGGAGGTTGGTAGATGGTCGAACTGGT